CCAAGACCCCTTGGAATTGTTGCTGTTCCAAGGGGTCTTAGTCAGAAACAAAAGGTGCTAGTTCAGCACACCTTCCACATCCAGTAACGTATAATGAAATCAATGGCTCTCTCGGAAAGAACGGCGGAATTCCAACGATTTGATACGATTGGTATACCATTGGAATACCATTCGCCACGGATTGTTTGTTGGAGAATGTTGGAGAATGAAGGATGCTGAATGCCTAGGATAAGGAAAACCGGAGCGGTCTACCCCATCCGCCACGAGCAGCGGAAAACACTCAAGGACGGCACGGTAAAGACATACGTGAACTGGCAGGCCAAGGTGGACGGCCGATGGGTGTCCGCCAAGACCTACAAGGAATGCGACAGGAAAATAGCCGAAGCCCTCAAGGAGAAAACCGAATGGGGCATGGGCGTAGACCGCGCCACCCGGCTCGGCGAGTACGCGGAACGATGGTTCGAGCTGAAACGACGCGACCTGAAACCCAAGTCCATCAACAACTACGCGAGCCTCATAAGCGTGCACCTGTGCAAGTACGCGAACGAGAAGCTGGGCGAAGTGACCGCCTCGGCGGTGCAGCGCATGATAGCCAACATGCGCAACCTCGACGGCACCCCATGCTCGTACAACCGGCAGCTTGGCTTCTACAACATCCTTAACCAGATATTCAAGGCGGCGGTGGCCGACCGGCTGATACCCACCAGTCCGGTCACCAGCGCGGCAAGGCCGAAACGCAGGGACACGGGATTGGCCGGGGACCGGCGCACCATCAACGGGCCCGTGGCCGTGTCGGCGGACAGGCGCAGCGGCACGCAGGACCGCAAGGCGTTCACCGTGGAGCAGATGCAGGACATGCTCGAAGCGTCCTCCGACGACCTGTTTCTGGGGGCACGCCAATGGTGGCGTCTGCTCACCGGCATGAGGCAGGGGGAGATACTGGGAGCCACGTTGGACGATCTCGACCTGTGGCGGGACAAGACGTTGGAAACCCCGGACAGCGGCGAGATATGGATAGGCACCTACACGGTGAACTGGAAACTGGAAAGCCTTGACAAGGAGCATGGGTGTGGGGAGCCCGGCAGGGACGGAAGGTACCCGTGCGGTTTCAAACGGCCTTCGAGCTGTCCCCGATACCGGTGGAGGGTGCCTGACGGATACGACATGATACACCTGTGCAAGGGGTACGCTTTGACGCCGCCGAAGTCCGCGAGAGGCAAGGTCGTGCCGATAATCCCCCAGTTGGGCACCGTCGTGCACCGGTATCTGGAGGCCACGGAGAATATCATCCCGAACCCGTACAACCTGATATTCAGGACGCGCGAGGGTATGCCGTTGGCCGCGTTGGATGACAGGGCCGGTTTCCGCGACCTCATGCGCAGGGCGGGCATACCCGACTACGAGAACCGGTACGGGCATGAATGCCGCAACTCCGTCGTATCGCTCCTGTTCCACATGAAGGTTGATCCCGGCATCATCCAACGCATCGTCGGCCATTCGAGCATAGCCATGAGCGAGCATTACCGCACTGTGCCCGTGGAGGATTTGATGCGAGGCATGGAGACGATAAGCGACGGGCTTGGCCTGAAACAGATCGAATGGAAGGCGTGAACTGGCGCGCCGAAACTTGCCGGCCATACAATGGAAGAGTAAGTTAATCACCTTGAATGTCCAGCGGAAGGAACGTTACGGAGGCGCACCATGACAAGCATATTCGACGTGGCCGCTTACGTGCTGGACAAGCTCGGCGTCATGACCACCATGAAGCTGGAAAAGCTCTGCTACTATTCACAGGCATGGTCCCTCGTATGGGATGAACGGCGTCTGTTCCCCGAGCGATTCGAGGCATGGGCCAACGGCCCGGTGTGCCCCGACCTATACCATGCGCACAAGGGCATGTTCAAGATCACGCGCGGCGATATTCACGGCGACCCGTCGAACATAGACGAAGACGGCACCAGCACCATAGACGCGGTGTTGAATGCCTACGGGAAAATGGGAGCCTACCAGCTCAGCGAGCTTACCCACAGCGAACGCCCGTGGAGGGATGCGCGAGGCGATCTCCCGCAGGGAGCCATCTGCAACACCGAGATAACTGAAGCGGCCATGGCCGAATACTATGGGAGCCTTACCGACTAGTGGGCCACCGCAGCAAAACCAAGAGCATCAAGGCCAAAGCCCCGAGCTCTTCAAAACGTGTGCCCGCGCATCACGTGGCGAAAAGCTATCATGTCCCCGAATCCGCCACGGAGATTCCCAAGGATTCCGTGAACCGTCGCATCGTATTCCGTTTCGACTGCGTTGACCTTGAGGCCGACTGCCCATGGTCGCTCGCGCACATGAGCGACGAGGAGCATCGACTGCTGCTGTTGAAGATGCGTGACTTCGAAAAGGCGACGGTGGGCGAGATCATTAGCCCCTCATATCAGGCGTTCACCTGCTACCCTGATTTCACCCAATGCCCCAACCAGACGCCACAGGACCGGCTGGCGAAATACTATGAACGCGAAGGCGATGCGTTGGCCCGGTTCCGCTTGGGCGGAACCGAACGCCTGTACGGTTTCCTTGTAGGCAATGAGTTTCATATACTCTGGTGGGACCCGAACCATGAGGTATGGCCCTCCACTAGGAAACACACCTGACCATCATATTGTAGTGGTATACAAAATGGTCCCGTCCTCCAATACAGGAGAACGGGACCATTCATGTTCCTAGCGGCTTGTTCATTGGGCAAGTTGCATGATTCTAGCGGATACACTCGGAATCGTTATGTTGCCGCCCATCGTGGACTCATAGGTTATCGTCCCATCAGTGGTGCCCCACAAATCAACTATGTCATCCTCCAGAAGTCGATTATCGTTGCCGGTGCGCATGTATGAGACGAATATGACCTTGTTGGAATCCCAGATTCCATAATCGCCCTGCTCCACACTGACTCGATATTGAGTGTCAATATCACCTTCAATGACCTGTACGATTTTCCCATGGAAATGGACGCGCTTGCCCTTGTTCGCATCAGGGTTTCGAGCCAGATCATCGAAAGGTATATCCTGCGCGGACGCCTTGAACTGGTCATCTGATTCATCGGCCGTGACGGAGAAGGTCGCCTCGAACCCCTTGAACTCCACGGTGAACTCCTGCGTCTGACCCGCTTGAAGCTTACCGGGGTTCTTGACGGTGAAGCCCGATATTCCGTCCCTTGTGGAGCCATCGTCATACGTGGCCGTCACGTCTATGCCTTCGGTCGAATTATTTATCTCGGTGCCATCGGCCGTCGAACCCGAATACTCGGCTGTGATTCCAGTCAACGATTTAGGTTTCGGGGTTTCCTTGGTCTTGGAACTCTGAGAGGGGTCGGAGGTCGCAGGCGCGGTTGCGTCGTTCTTGGCTGCTTCGATACCGGACGCGGCCAAGCCGACAATCAATATGAAGACAATGATGCCAGCAATCGCGGCACCTGCGAGGCTGAGGACGAATTGCCATATCTTCATGGTGATTGTTTTTGCGGCGGGCTTCAATCCGTGCGGCTGCCCCGAGGGAAAGTACGGGTCAAGCGGATGTGGGGCCACATATTGCCCGGCCTGCGGTTGTTGCGACTGTGGCGCGTATGCACCGTATGTGGGAGTCGGTTGTGGCGTGGGCTTATCGGCGGACTGCCGCGACGATGGTTGACCGCCCGATTCGACCGGCTGCTGTAATACGGGTGGTTGTTCTGGTTCACTCATTTTTTGTCTCTTCTCTCCATTGGGGTTGGTGAGCTAATTGTATCCACGAACCGTGTTCCCTGATTGCAAGAAACACGGATAAGGTACATAATCATGCGGCCCGTGCGGCAAGATTGTCATGCAGCCATCGCTGGTAGTCCAACAGGACGCCGACGGTGATGCCCAGTTCCTGCGCCATCGCGTAGGGTTCTCCCCCATATAAATCCTCCGCGTGCATGTATTCCACGGGGTTTATCAACGCCAACGCGGTCTCCTTGCGCGTCAGACACTCCTCCTTCTCGCGGCTCAATAGTCTGAGTCCGTCATCGAAGTGCTTGGCATGGATAAGCTCATGCTGCAACGTGCATACCAGCTGCTCCATGCTCATGGTGGGGTCTATGAACGCGGTACGCGATACTGGGTCGTATTCCCCGCACTGCGAACCATCGAATGTCTTATCCTCTATGAGGACTCCCACGTGACGTGCCTCAAGGGTGAGGTCAGTCCAAGTCTTCACCGCGACCAGACTCCGCTTGCTTGTTCTTATCCTTATAGGCCGCTCTCTCGATCTCGATTTTCTTGCCCATGACCTTTTCAAGCTGGGACGCCACCGAGGCTGTCTCGGATACCGGCTGGCGCAAGGTTTCCTTGGTGAGGCGAGCCAGTTCGATCATCAGCGAACGGCCAGTGGTGCCCGACAATGTGGCAAGAGCATCTACGTCGTTGGTGTCGATGGCCCTTTTGCCATTGACCCTTTCGCTGACATACGCTTCGGTGAAACCGAGGTATTCAGCAATCTGACGCTGCCTTACCTTGTGCGCCTTCATGTACTTTTTATACTCCGTCGCAAATGCCAAGGCGAACGCAGACATTTCGCGGAAATCATTTGGATTAGCCATACTTAAATCTTAGCATATGCGATACGGCGTGTCTAGTCTTGACAGAAACTTGGCATATGCTAAGTTAATAGACATGAGCAGCACACAGAAACTAACAGCAGCCGGTATTCGATACCGTCTCTTCATCGCACAGAAAAGCCTTCGATGGCTTGCGGCGAATCTCGGATGGGATGTAAGCAAACTCTCCCGCCGACTCGCCGGCCAACCGGCCTTCAAAGTCGATGAACTGGACATGATCTGCGAAGCGCTCGGAGTCAGTTTCGAGGAACTGCTCACCATTCCAGTGGACATGCATGAGAAGTTCTTCGGCACTGGGACGCCTGACTTGGAGGTAACAGCATGAGTACAGAAAACATGGAAGCCCCTGAGATTTACAGCGGAAAGGTAGGAGTGGAGATCGTACCGGACATGCGCAAGCTCAGGAGCTTCGCCAAGGACTTCATCGCCCTCGTGGACAGTTACTGGCCGGAGGAAACAGGTAGTCCCTTGGCCACGCAATCCAGGCAGACCGGCAACTGTGATTCGCCTACACCGGACATGTCTTCGACTTCGGCACCACAGTAATAGCAGCGATTGCCGTTCTGCTCCTTCACAGCACGAACGGCCATCTGTTTCAACCGGTCATCGAAGTCCTTATTGAACTTGACGAAAGCCATATTCACCTCCTCTCCGAATCGAGAAAACAATGCTTAGTCAGAATCGTAACCTCTCCCAGAAGCTCGTTGTGGAGGAACGTCGCACCCGTGAATACTTCACCGGCAACGTCACCGAAGATGGTCTAATCAACGCGGAAATCGACACCGATTACGGTGCCCGTCCCCTCACTCCAAGTCAGGCGCGTTTCGCCGCCAAGGCCCTTGAGGACCTGGCCGACTGCGCCGACGAGAAGAACGAGGAATAACAAGTCTTGCCGCAGTGGGTCGTTTTTTATCCACCTATCGACTACAGGCAAATAAATACCATACTGCGATCTGCTGCGGCAACCATCGGCCGGAACCCTTCGGGGTGTCTGGACACGCACCATCGCCGCCACACCATAGGACTCGTCATCCATCTCTCAGAAACCAGAAACACGGTGGCGGCAAGGACGTTCTCGGTTCGAATCCGAGTCCGGCCACGCGGAAAGGACATGTCATGAACAGGAAAACGTATGGGGCTCACTGCTCCGGCTGGCAGCATTCACCTGATGAACGCCGGCACCGGCATGAGAACACGAAGACAATCACTTGTCTGACGTTGGCGGCGACCGGGTTCCTGATTCTCTCACTGCAACCCTATGCGGGCCCGTGGAGCATTCTCGCAGGCTTCATGTGCTGTTCGCCCGTCATGCTCTCGTTCGCATTGTCGAAAGGAACACAAAAATGATCTGGTTCATACTCGCCGTAATACTCCTGCTCATCGGAGTCGGCATGATAGCCGTCGCACTCGCCAACGGTGGCGACGGAGCCGGTTTCGGCTTCATTCCCATCATCGTCGCCGCACTGTTGATGATTCCGGCATGCCTATACTCGCTGGACGTAGGCGAGGTGGCCGTCATCCGCAACATGGGCGGCTCCGTCGCCGGTCATGCGGAGAACGCGGGCTTCCATGCGAAGGCGCCGTGGCAGTCGGTCATCAAATACGATACGCGCAACAACCTCATCAACTTCTTCAAGGACACCGACTACAAGTACGACGGCGGCAGCGCGGAAGGCAAGGAGATCACGGTCAACGACCGTAGCGGTGCCAGCGCGAACATCGACATTCAGGTCAACTATTCGCTCGAACCGTCCGCCGCCGAAATGCTCTACTCGGAATACGGCAAGCAGACCACGTTCACGCAGAACTACATCGGCAACGACCTGCGCAGCGTGGCCCGTGAAACCTCCGGCAAGTTCGACACGATCACGATGCTCACCGACCGTGGCAAGTACACGAAGGCCGTGCAGGACGCGCTCACCTCGAAATGGAAGAGCATCGGCCTGACCGTCGAACAGGTGTCCGTGCAAGACATCCGCTACCCGAAGTCCATTACCGACAGCTACGCGCAAGCCCAAGCCGCCGAGGTCGCCAAGCAGAAGGCGAAGAACGAGCAGGAGACCGCGAAGGTCGAGGCCGAGACGAAGCGCATCAAGGCGCAGGGCGAGGCCGACGCGAACAAGGTGCTGAACGATTCCCTGACCGACAACGTGCTCCGGCAGCATTACATCGACGCTTTGAAGAACGCCGACCAGCTGATCGTCACACCCGAGGGCTCCAACACCCTCATCCAACCCAAATGATTCTTCCGGGCGGGGTTCTTTATTCCTTTACTTCCTCGTCCGGTGGCAGCCAAGCGCATGGTGCCGCACCTACGAAGCCTTCCAATGGTCATGGACTTCTCCAAGGTGCACCGGGTTCGACTCCCGGCTTGGCGCTCAGAAAAATTTAACCCCTTCGCGTCCTGCGTCGAAACCAGCAAAACAAGGGTTTCGGACGTGTCAGCACCGGCGTAGAAGGACAACCAAATAATCAAGCCCAGTGGAGGGAAACAATCATGGAACTCACCCCATTCGACCGTATGGGACTACTCAACACGGAGGACGCCGACTGATGGCATCTGATTTCAACTCCATCGCCAGAGCCATCCGTTATCTCGGTGATTGCGTCCGTTATCTCGCGGACAAGTATGTGGCCGTGAACGATCGCGTGTACTCGGATTGGAACGAGGCATCGAAGGTCGTGGGAGACGTTGGCCGCGACCATGTGGCCGATTATGCGGAGGCGTCACACAAGCAGGGCAAGTCGCGTACTTGGCGTCACAGTCACCTGATGGAACGAGAGGAACAATTGTCCATGCAGTCGAGGGGTTCTCATGTTGACCCCGAATGATGTCCGGCATAGAAAGTTCCGCACGTATCGTTCCCTGCTTTACGGAGAGGTCTACGACGCGGAGGACGTTGACGATTTTCTCGACTCGGTGGCCGACACCATCAAGGTTTTAGGCAAGGAAGTACTCAAAGCAAGAAAGGAGTGGCAATGACCGTCGAGCAGATGGCCGATGACGATTACTTCGCGTTTGACGCGGTGGACCAGACCGCGTTGAAGAAGTATCTGGTCAGCCCGTTGGCGTATTCGCAGTATCTGACCGGCGAGCATTCGTCCTCCCCCCAGTTCGAGTTCGGGAAGGCGGCTCACAGTCTCATATTGGGCAGTGGCCCCGAGGTGCTGGTGAAACCGAACCTACGCACCAAGGAAGGCAAAGCCAGGTATGCGGAGACATTGAAACTGCATGAGGGCGAGGATATCGTATGGCTTTCCCCCGATGATGTGGAGAAGGTCGAGGCCATGCGGGACATGGTTGGAGATTTCTTCACGAAGCTGGATGGTCAGCCGGAGGTGGCGATGATCGCCGCCGACCCTGATACCGGATTGTTGATTAAGGGCAAGGCGGACTGGTTGCCGTCCACTCCCGACCCGGATGGTGTGCTGCGTATCCGTGATTACAAGACCACGGTGAAGTCGCCGGACGAGTTCGAGCGTTCCTGCTGGCAGTACGGGTATCACATTCAGGCCGCGTTCTACATGCGTCTCTACCGGTTGACGATGCCCGAATATAAGGGGCCGTTGGGTTTCGAGTTCGTCGTGCAGGAGAAGAACCCGCCGTTCGACTGGATGCGCTACGAGATTCAGGAGGATTCGCCCATCATCACCGAACTGGCGGAACCGAAGATAAACCACGCCTTGCAGGGCATCAGATGGTTCCGTGACAACACGGAGGACCCGTTGGAGGCCATGAGGGCCTACGGGTTGCCTAAATACCCGCAGGATGTCGTGTTCCCCGACTGGAAGCTGTTGGAGGAAGAGGAGGAGATTGAATCATGGCGGTAATTAAGAAGGACGCTCAGGGCGGTCGTGGCACGTATGCGACCCTGGCTCAGGTCGTGAACTATGTGGACGAGCAGGGGTTCGACCTGCAATGGCCGACCCAGTTGGTTGACGGACGCCTGTATGTGGATACGGCCGTCAGGAAGAAGGGCACGGACAAGTGGATTGCCAGTAATTGTCTTATCCCGGTCGAGGTGGGTGATTCGCGTGGCATGAGCGTCATGCAGGCCCTCGGTTCCGCATTGACGTATGCGCGACGCTACAGCACTTGCGGCGCGTTCGGACTGGCGACCACGGATGATGACGGTGAGACGAGCGGCTACAAAAAGCGTTCTGTCAAGGGTATGACCGACGAGCAGAAAACACAGATCGACCGGATTCTTGAAGACTGCAAGATTCCGGTGGGCCAGGAGAACGGTTTCATCGGCAATGTCCTGCAAACGCGGGTCGCTTATGGCACGTTGACCGAATATCAGGCGCAACGGTTCATCGACGCTTATCGACAGCATAACGACAAGGTTAAGGAGGCTCCCAGTGAGCAGTGAGATTGGTTTGAACGACGTGAAGCCGGGCATGTGGGTTGAGTTTGATGATGCGGACGGGCATTATGCGGGCGAACTGCATGAGATGAAGAACCAGGAAAGCATGGTGGACGTTCTCATCATGAGTATGGGCCATAAGCCGCCACTGTACATCGAGACCGAGGATGAAGGCAATCTCGTGGTTTTCTTGGATTTTGGCGATGGGTACAGTACCGGTTCCGCTCGGAACGTGCATGTGTACGAGTCGAAGCCCGAGACGGAATCCGTCAAGCAGGCTGAAGATGATGACAAGAAACCGTTCTGGAAAGGCAAGACCTGCGGGGAGCTGGAAGGGCTGCGTGTCAAGATAACGTGGAATAACGGCGACACGATGACCAGTACGCTCGACATGGTGGGAAACGTTGCTCATTGCGTCTCTCTTTCTCCCGCCATTCGTTCATCCTCGACTTTCGTCCCTTACTCCGGTATCAAGTCCATCGAACTGGTGGATGATGCTTTCCGTGAGCGTATCACCGATATCACGAAGGTTCGCCCCGGCGACAAAGTGGTGGTGAAGAACGGCAACGAGTACACGGTGAAGAAGACGGATTCTGACCGTATTGGCGGACAGACCCTGTGCCTGAGTATCGGGGAGCTCGGCTTTCCGGACGGGTGGTGGGTGGATGACTCCTTTTTCCAATATGCGTACCGCGGACCGTACACGATGGATGACCTTCCGAAGGAGCCGGGCTTCTACAAGGCTCGCACCGAATCGGTGTGGAAGCATGACGGCAAACGTTGGATGCCGGTGCTCTCCCATGATGGCACCATCGCCCCCGCCTTCCCATGCCAGTCCCAATCCCGCAGCCAGTTCTTCAAGACCAGTGTCCGGGATGATCGTTTCCCGTTCACGAAGGTGGAGGCGAGCTTCGAGTGACTTTCACCCCGAGGCCGGGCTGCAAGTGCGCCAGATGCCTGTGGGCTCACGGGGACAAGATCACGCTCCCCCAATGCCCCACATGCGGTGCCGTTGATTGCGCCGGAGCCCAATCACACATGCTGGTCTGCAACAGGCGGGCCATGGAGAAACACAAGACGAACAATTACAGGAGGAATGCGTAATGGCCGGAGAACCAAGCATCGAGTTTACCGGATATGCGGGAGAGATCAAGGATTTTCAGGATTCCAGTATTCTCAACGTCAGCGTCCATCCGGGTTACACGGATAAGAACACGAACCAGTGGGTTGACAAGGAGCCTCAGTTCTATGGTGTGCGTCCCTTGTCGAATCAGGCGAAGGATGCTTTGAATCAGGTTCGCCAGTTGAAGTCCCAGCCGAACATGAGCGTGAAGGTTCTTGTGAACGGCAGCTTGTCCAAAAGAGTGTCGGAAAAGGATGGGAAACGGTATGAGAATTGGGATGTCGCGGCCCGCACCATTGCGGTGTTGAGCGCGAAACCCAAGGCCCAGCAGTCTGGTTTCCAACAGTCGCAGCAGCAGTATCAGCAAGGATTCCAGCAGCCGCAACAGGGATTCCAGCAGCCGCAACAGGGATTCCAGCAGCCGCAACAGCAGTATCAGCAGCCTACGGACCCGTGGAGCCAACCCCAGGACGAATACGGAAATGGGCAGATCTAACCCGTCCCAACACGTCAAGGATTTGGTGGACGCACGCGACCAATACCGGTGCGTCCGCTGCGGCAAACCATTCCATTGGAGCGGTTTCAGCCGGCATCATCGCAGACTCCGGTCACACAAGTGGCCGGGACTGCATGAGGCGTCGAACCTCATCTTGGCGTGTGGGAGTGGCGATACGGGATGTCATGGGTGGATTCACGCCCATCCGCGTGAGGCCATGAGCTTGGGGTACATCGTGAGCGGTTTCAACGATCACCCCGAACTGGTGCCGATTCTCACCGCCCAACATGGTTGGGTGCTTCTGGACGATAAGGGAGGTTGGACGCGATGCGAACCGCCGAAGCAGTAAGCCTGTTGTTCATCCTGCTCTGCCGTGACCCGCAGTTTCGGCGGGCGTTGTACAAGCTCGACCCTGTGTTGTTCCGCAGGTTCACTAATGGGGAGGTGTGGCTGTGAACGTTGATGACATGACCGATGAGGAGTTCATCGACTATTGCCGGAACGGCGGCGAACTGTCCGGCCTGATAACTGAACGTCATCCGAAATGCGATTGGTGCGGTGGCATGTGCCGGGTCGGCAAGGATGGCATGTGCCGGAACTGTCGTGTCAGGGAACGGCGTCGAACCGACCCCGAGTATGCGCAGCATCTGCGTGATCTGGCGAATCGGCGGAACGCTCGTAATCGTGAGAAACGTAATGAGTATGCACGCCGGTACCGGTCGGAGCATTTGGCTCAGGCTCGGGCTTCGGCTCGTAAGTATGCCGCCGCCCATCAGCGTGAGATGGCTGAATACCATCGCCGTTGGAGGTCGGAGCATCCCGAGAAATACGCCCAGTATGAGGCGAAGCGGAAACGTAAACGACAACTAGCCAAGGAGGCTATCAATGAGTGAGAAACCATTCTGGGCAGGTAAGACCCTTATGGAGATTCAGAATCTCGATAAGCGAGTCAAGGTGACAATGGAGAACGGAGACGTATTCATAGGGAAGCTCGTGCGGCGTTCCAGAGACACGGACGGTATATGTAGCCTTTCGATGCAACTCGACGCGCATCGAACATATTTACACGTGTTCTCGGCTGAATCATCTGATACGCAGCCCATCATTCCCAGTTACGTCGATACCGTCGAATTGTTGGATGACCCCAACTACGAGCGTATCGAGGAGGCTGATGACCTCCAAGAGAAAGATATTACAAAACCAAACCGAAGGAGACAACCAATGAGTGATTACAAGCAGCGGATGATCCGCGAACATCGAGAATTGCAGGAGCGTATCAGCAAGCTGGCGCACATGCTTGAGGGCTACGCGGAGGGCACGTTGGACTTCACGCCCGCGTGCTCCTTCCAGCTCCTTGAAAGCCAATTGTACGCGATGGGGACATACGCGAACATCTTACAGGAGCGTGCGCGTATCGAACAGGTGGATTTGAACGCGCCTCTTGAGGGAGGTGAGTCTGGTGAGGTTCCACAGGATTAGCCCGTGTCCTCGTTGTGGGGGCAAGGTCAAGGCGAAATGGGAGCGGGACGGCGTGCAGGGGTTGCCTGAATACACGTTCTTTATCGTGATGTTCCGCTGCACTGTCTGCGGGCTCGGCTTCGAGGGAGGTTGTTCACGGAAGCCCGCCCCGTATCAGTTGCAATACAATATCGCCGCTTGGAACCGCATATGCAACGGTGATAAATGCTTCACGTTGACCTACATGAGTCAGGAAGACGGACGATGAAGTTGGAGACCAAGGAAGAATATCTGGTCGATTCGGCTATCGAGATGCTGTATCCGACCGTCACTTTCAATTCCTATGAGGCCGCTGTGAAGCATATCCACGAGACGCCGGGCACGTGGCGAATCACAAAAATCTATCGCACCCTACCAGTCAGCGAGGAAATCACGGAGGCAGACGATGAATGCTGATGTGGAGCGGATTCGCGAGAGTCTGGGAGGCAGACGATGAGAGACAAGGCGATGCCGTTGGGCAAGAAGTTCAAGGTCCGGTTGACCATCACACCGGAGGAAACCGGAACGCCCGTGGACATGCTGGGATTCACATTCACCAGCGGCCGGAACGGGCGTATGGAACTGGACACAGAGTACAACAACATTCCCAAACTGGCTGATGACGGGCTCGACTCACTGTCGATTCTCGTGATCCTCAAAACACTGGAGATGTGGGCCCAGAAGGGATATGAGCTGTTCCAGCCCATCGCTCAACGATTTCACGGAGACGGACGATGAAGGCGACGAGGGGGACGGACGTGGAGATCGAACGACGGTGCGGCATGGTCACAGGTGCCTCCTGCGGGAATGTGACCCTGAGCTGGATTCCCGGAGACGGCCGAAACGGCACCCGCTCATGGGTGCTGGCCACTCATGATGGCGACAGCATCCGCCGCATCCGGTTGAGCCGGAACGAGCTCGGCGACCTGGAGGACATCCTCCAATCAATCGCGAACGAGGAGAAGGAACTGCGAGGTGGACGATGAGCACTCTGGATATTTTGGGTAACACGAGCGAGCAGGCGGATTCGATACGTCTGATGCTCAAAGTGCGGGGCATGAAGGACGGTCGTTTCATCGACGCCGACCCGCTCATTATCCTCAAGGCCGACAATCATCAAGGTTCCGACAGGTGGGACGTGTATGTCAGCAAGACGGTGTATCCGACCGCCGAATCGTATGGCACGCTCGCCGGCGTGCTGAGGATGCTCGCCGACGACGTGGAGATCATGGCGCGAGAGAAGGAAATGGGAGGCGGACAATGAGCGGACACGACGAAACAATTCATCCAGACTATATTCCCGAGGATTTCAGGGAACTGCTGCGCATGGCTTGCGATTCCGTCTGGGAACAAGGCGAGTTGTACAGCGAAGACCTGTTGCTGGCGGCTTTCAAACCCGCCATAGACGAACACGACCGGCAGATAGCCGAACAGGCATGGGAGAACGGATATATCCAAGCCCTCAAGAACATGAACCCCATGCCCGGCGAGGAACCGCCCGAATACACGCCAAACCCATATCGAAAGGAAAACGCATGAACGAGATTCAGCTTACAGACCATTTGGTCGCGCATATCAGCACGGAAGGCACCTGCGGCCGTTATCAAGCCAAAATCTGCGAAGACGGCAACTTCAGAGACTTCCTGTACGCCATGAGCCTCAAACGTCTCAAGCGCAAATGCGAGAAGTACGCGAAACGTGAACGCAAGGCCATCGCATATGTCACCACGCTCAAGGAGGAATCATGAGCGTAAGTAGTCTCAAAACGCGAAGAAGGAATTGAATTGAGCGGCTGGCGTGACAAGGCCGCGTGCCGTGACATGGACCCTGACTTGTTCTTCCCAACCACGTCCAGCGAGGAACGATTGGCGCTCAAGGCCTGCGCCCAATGTCCGGCGATATGCGAATGCGCACGGTACGCGGCGCAACACGACAGAATCAGCGGCTACCCATTGCAAGGCGTATGGGGTGGCGTGAACAGGAGCAGAAGAAGGAATCGAAATGAGTGACAAGGATATGGTCACGGTTTACGAACGACGTGACGGCAGCAAACCCGGATTATGGTCCGTGTACTGGTATTTGGGGTGGGACATGTTTTGCTCGTTCTCCCTCGCGGTGGGCATCACGTCAAAGAATACGATGATGGCCATTGTTCAAGCGTTTTGTCTGCTGGTTTTTCTTGGACTCACCGTCTGGCAGTTGAACCATCTGACTTGGAGCATCACCGACTATCGGGTGCGTATCAGCTCTAATTTGGAGAAGGGGGCTCATGTTGAGCAAAGCGAAAAGTAAAGCATGGCAACTGCTCATTGAAGACTCGAACCGTCCGGCAGAGGAGATTCGCTTGGCTACCGGACTTCGGGTCGATGTGATCGAGCAGATGCGCGGGGACGTGCAAAAACGACTACGAGACAACCCGGAGTTCTGATTATGAGACCGAGTTATCTGCCCGTCCAGTATGAGCATTGCCCGTACTGCGGAGGAATCTTGAACGTATTCGGGGACTGCGTGGACTGCCAGTTTCACGATGACCCGACTGAATGGTGGATGGACGAATGAGCCGACAGAAAGCCAAAGGCACACTGCTTGAATCCAAGGTGGTCAACTATTTGCGCGCCCGGTTGGGTGACAGCGAGCAGACGATACACCGTGAAGTGTTGCATGGGACGAAAGACCAGGGCGATATCACCGGTCTGCGTATCCACGGCCAGCCGGTCGTATTGGAGTGTAAAAACTACAGCACCTATACGGGGAGACTTAAGGAGTGGATGCAGGAGGGCCGTACCGAGGCGGGTAACGCTGACGCACCTTACTGGTTCGTCGTGTTCAAACAGAAGGGTCTCGGCTTGAACACGTTGTCAAGCATGGACAACCAGCCCGTGCTCACCGACTTAAAGACCCTCGCATTGATAGCAGGACATGGAATCATCGAAGGAGACGAAGAATGAGCTACGACCTGTTCATAGTGGACAAGGACTTGCCGGAACCGGAATGGTTTGACGTATGCGAACGGGACGGCGAGCATGTGCGGACCGCTCATGGCCATTATTTCAACTACACGTATAATCTATCCGCGTTTTTCACCGATTACAAGGTCAATCCTAAGCATGACCTGGACGGGTTGACGGCCGGGGAGGCCGCAGCCCGTATCGACAAGGCGTTGAAAGACATCTACTTGGAACCATTGTATGTTTTGCGCGGCAAATACAATCCGCCGAACTATTGGGGCAGCGTGGACAGCGCCATCGCATGGTTGAAACTGATATACGACTATTGCCGGGAACACCCGGACTATATCGTGAGGGAACGCTCCTAAGGGGAAATGATGGAAGATAGGAAACTCGTTGATTTCGCCCGTTGGCTGAACGATCATCCGGGCGAATGGAATCTTTGGCCGTATCTCATTCCCATACAGGCCGACCGCAGGGATACCGTCGCATCGATGAGGCTTGTCATGGAACGCATCAAAAACCATCAGTACGACGAGTTCCGCGTGGACACCGTATTGCTCGAATACGAACTATTCAACGGTTTCATGGGCTTCGACAACGGTGGCGTGCATGAAAACGGTCTCGCGTTGAAGATGAGGCTCAAAGCATGACCGCGCGTGGAGATGACCGCAAACTCATGCATTGGATAGCCTCGCACGGCTACACGGTGGTACGCGCCGGCAGCGGCCACTGGAAGATATTCGATGACGGCGTGCTGCTCACGGCGACGAGCGGCACGCCCTCGGACTGGCGAAGCCGCCACAACTTCATACGAGATTTAAGGAGACGAACATGTTCAATCTAGCATCGAAGATTCGGCACTGCTGCCCCCTCTACGGATGTGTCCCGCTCATATTCGAATGGAGAGGCCGCTACATGTTTTTCTGCACCCACTTGGAAGCCCCTTATGCCGATACGAGAGAGGAAGCATGGGATAAGTGGTGCGGGATGGTTGAGAATATTTGGGAAAGGGACAGGAAATGAGCATGAGAGTGAGAACAACCTACTTGGCAAAATGTGACTACCCGGGCTGTTGCATGCAGTACGACTTCTGGGCAACGAGCGAGGAAAACGCAATCATGGACATTACCGACGACGAAGACTGGTTGTGCCTGTTCACAAATGATAATGAGCCGCGATTCTTCTGTCCACTGCACTTGCAATACGTGCAAAACTCACAGTATGACTGGCTGACCGTATTTTACGATTCCGACAACCCAGACACGCAAACAAGCTTGCACGCTCTAAACAAGTACTACGAGGATATGAGCACACCGCAACCACTGCCAAAACCGGAATGCGAGGACACCATACTAGCGATTCTCACAAGCGAGGACACGAAATGAGCGGTGTGTTAGAACTCCTCCCGCATGACATGGGTCTGCGCGTGGAACTTGATACGAACGAAACATACTACCTGAAAAGCGGATGGGCGGAACGCTGTGACGGGATTTATGGGCTTGCTTGCGGATACGTGGATTATGTCGAAGGCATTACGTGGTTTAAAGATCCGGCTCGCATCGCGATCATGAACAGCCACGTGAAGCTGGCAGTCCCATGGGAGGAACCTGAAACCGAAACCACCAAGCAAAGCGAGGACGCGAAATGACGATTGACGAACTGCATGATTACTGCCGTTACCTCTTCGACGAGAACCATGTGCATGGCGTGCCTGACAAGTGGAGCGAAGGCTACGAGTTCGCGCTCAGCCTTGTCATGTTCAAGTGCCATGAGGGATTAACAGACGAAGACCGCAAGGCTGTAGCCGACTGGCGTGAAAAACATTGGAAGGACACGAAATGAGCAGGACTGATACCACCGCCATGCTGTCACAACTGGTGGAGAGAGGTAGACGATGAGCGGGACCCGCCGATATCGTAAGCTCTCCGCCGAGACGTTGGGCACGCTGCTGAGGCTTATCTCTGAGGATGAGTTGACGCCGAAGCAGATCGCGGAGCGCGCCGGAGTGTCACGCCAACAGGTCTACGAGTACCGGACGAAACTCAAGAACCATGAGCAGACCGCGCCGTTGACCGACATGTCCACGCTTATGATCCATCAGCGAGTCGTCTTCCGCCCGGACATGACCAACGAGAACCCGGATGACGTGAACGGGCCGAGCCTCATCGACCCGGACAGCAGCTTCGACTGTTCCCGATGCGGCCAGTCCATGAGCCGTGACTGGTTCACCATCGAGGGCAACCGAATCAAACCGGATTTCCGCTATTGTCCCGGCTGCGCGGGCGTGGCTACCCAATACAGGGACGACGCGATAAGCCCCGATGTGAGGTGAGGCCGGAGATGGGCGACTGGCGTGACAAGGCCGCTTGCCGGGACATGGACCCTGACTTGTTCTTCCCCGCCACGCGGCGGAACATGCACGGATAAACGGCTACCCGTTGCAAGGCGTATGGGGCGGGATAAACAGAAGCAAAGGCAAGAACTACAGGAACGACGAAACGGAGATGTGGGAATGAGCATCGCGGATGATGAAGCTGAGAAGGCGTATCCGACCCGCTACTGGGAAGGAACGCATGTCAAGGAACAGTTTTACTGCGACACGGACGATCTGCAGGAAGCATACCTGCGTGGCCGCAACGCACCACCCACGAATGCAGAGATTGAGGCCGTGGCGAAACGGCTCTGCTGGAACAGCTGCAAATGGGATGGCGTCGATAGCTACGCGGCGAAAGACGAGGATGACGCATGGAATTATGCCGGTGAGATTCCCGGCTTCCATGAGGAATATATCCGACAAGCCAAGGAACTACTCGCACTGGCGCGGAAGGCGGTAAACGAATGAGTTGCATTGGCAAGGCCGCAACACTCGCCATCGCCGCCGCCGTACTGTTCTCCGTACTGTTCTTCGCCCTCGTTGCCTATCTCGGCTGGGCTGAAGAAACGGCGGACACCATCATCCTCCGCGACGGCAGCCGATCATACGCATGCCAGACCAGCAGAATCTCACAAGCGCCACACAACTGCAAACCAGTCAAGGAGAAATCATGAGCATCGGATACGTGGAAATGCGCTCACTGCGGCGAGACGGTGGGCACATATTACGTGACATGCCCCTACTGCGGGTACAAGCTCGACAAGCCGTAACCGTTCTTCCCGCTCTCCCTCGACTAGGACGCGAACCAGCCCGGAAAGGAGATTGACCGATGGCAAGGCGCGGATACGTGCAGCTCGTCAACGGCTTCTACGACAACGACAAGATACGTGACCTCGTGCGCATGGGACACGCCGATTCCGTTGGCATATTCTGCATGGCCCTCTCGTTGTGCGGCGACAGGCTCACGGACGGCTTCATATCACGACGCGCCTTGCTGTCGAACATCGGAGCCACACCGGAACAGGTGCGGGCGCTCGTGGACGAAGGCATGTTCGAGGAGGTCGATGAAGGCTGGCTAATCCATGATTACACCAAGCATAATCGCACCAAGGAGCAGGTATTGCACGCCCGCGCCGACGCGAAGGAACGCAAGAGCAAGTCACGTGGTCACGCCACTGTCACAAGCATGTCACAGCGTGACATCGCTGTGACATCGGGACAAACACCAGAACACCAGAATGAATTATCTAAAGATAATTCAACTCCCCCTACCCCCTCAAAGCCTGACTTCGATGGACTGCTCGACAGTCTTGAGCGTATTTACCCGACGAACAGGTTCGACGGGAAGACCTCTCAGGCTCGAATGCAGTTGGAAATCGAATGGCCCAAGATCGTGAAAGCCGCTGGCGAGGCTGACCCGCGTGAGTTTCTTGAAGCCAAAACCCGAGCGTATGTCGGGGCCACCGAGGAACGGTTCGTGAAGACGTTCAGCCGGTTCATCGGCGGGGAACTGTACGCACGCAACTGGGAGAAACCCAAACCGGAGACCCCAAGGGCCCGGCAAGTCCAGCCGGTCAAGTCCCGCAGCCAGCAGAATCTCGAAGCGAACATGGCGAAAACCTGGCAGTACATGACCGAGGAGGAGCGTGCCCGATACTCGCAGGGAGGTCTCAATGCTCAGCAAGGGTGAGGCGGCGGCGTTGTTGTCGCTGATTAACGCGCATCACGGCAACGCTCAGTGGGATGATGTTCAGCTTGACGCTTTTTATTCGGAACTGCGTTCGGATATCACGGCGGTAGAGGCGCGTGAGGCCGTTCGACGCTTCTACGCGGACAACAGCACGGGTCGCTGGTGTGGTTCCGGCGACATCAACGGCATCGTCCGCAAGCTGCGCAACGGTGCGAAACCGTCCGAAGCGCAGATAGGCCGGGAGTGCGAACGTCTGGGACTAGTGGAAGATCAGGCGTGGTTGTATCGCCGGCAGCGCATGATGGGCCGTTCCTCGGACGAGTCTCGACAGGTGGCGTTGGCCGCGCGTGACCCGTTGCGTTTGCCGCCCGCGAAACCCAAGCGCAGGCGTGAGGGTGGTGGTTTCAATCCGGGTTTGGGCGTGGCGTTGGACGAGGTTCTGGCGACACGCCGTCCGGCTGAATCATGACCGGTTTGATGGCATAATTGGGAGTTGCTGACATGTCCGAGACCTTCAAAAAAACCGAAGGTCAAGGTCACTATTGTCTTTTTCCACTGAAACTACGAGGCTCTGCCGCTACCACGGTTGCTGGCGGGATATCGTCACCGACGCGCCGTCACCGCTTATCGGACATGGCGTCGAACCGAATCTGAATCTCCTGTGCGACAAGCACGCCAGCCAGTTGACCGGCGACCTGCGATGGTTGGAACACAGTCTGCCCGACCTGTGCGAGTATCGCATCAACCGCGCCTACGGGCACAAGAACGGTGGCGGCGGTCAATCCGGCACCGCGCCCACACCGTTGCGCGAAGCCCTGCATGATCTGCTGTACGCGGACGATGACCACGGTTATCCGGGTTTGCAAGGCGCGTTGTACGAGTGGATGCGCAGTCTGAAAATCAATCTGCCCGAGTCCACGCCACTGTCGGACATGGTTTACCGTATCGCCAATCATCCGAAACTCGTGGAGCATTCCAGCACGCCCGTGTACGCGGAACTGGTGCACAGTCTGACGCGCAAGCTGCGTCGTTTTCTCACGGACGATGACGGGGAAACCGTATTGTACGGGCCATGCCCGGCCGACAAGTGCTTGGGTCAGCTTTCCTGCTACGCGGACGCGGAGACGGCGAAATGCTCGAAATGCGGTTTCAGTATGCCGGTAGCCCTCATCAGGGCGGAACGGGTGAAACGTCTCCTCCAATCGGAGGCGGTGAGAACCCGTGGCGAACTGTTGGACATCATCAAGGCGTGCGGAATGCGCGTGAACCGCAACACTTTGCGTAGTTGGATACATCGAGGCCAGTTGCCCCAGCAGGGCGAGGATGCGTACAGCAATCCGCTTTACCGGTTCAGTGATTTCTACCGTCTCGCGTCCGGCCTGTCGGAGGACGCGGACGTGTGGGAGATCATGCAGGTTTCGCAAAACCAATCCAAGGAAGGAGACGACAAGTGAGCAATCAGATTCAACCATTTGACTTCAACGGCATTCAGGTGCGTGTCCTAACCGATGAACACGGCAACCCGTGGTTCCTTGGAGCGGACGTATGCACCATTCTCGGTACGGCCACCAACCATATTCGGGAATACCTCGATGCCGATGAAATCACCAATATCCGTAGTACGGACATTGCCCAGAACGGCGGCAAGGCACCCGTTTTCGTGTCCGAGTCCGGCTTGTACTCCCTCGTGTTACGCAGCCGCAAGCCCGAAGCCCGCGAGTTCAAACGCTGGGTCACGCACGAGGTGCTGCCATCGATTCGCAGGCATGGTGCGTACATGACCGAATCGACTTTGGAAAAGGCAGTCACCGAACCCGACTTCCTTATCCGACTTGCCACACAAATCAAACAGGAGCGGGCGGAAAAGGAGAAGGCCCAAGCACAGGTCGAACGGATGCGTCCCAAAGCGTTGTTCGCTGACGCTGTGGAAACCTCGAAGACCAGCATCCTCGTGGGCGACTTGGCGAAAGTCCTGAAAGGCAATGGCGTGGATATTGGCGGCACGCGCTTGTTCGCGTGGCTGAGGGACAACGGATGGCTGATGAAAACCGGCAGCTCTCGCAACATGCCCACGCAGAAATCTATGGAATTGGGATTGTTCGAGATCAAGGAAACCACCGTGGTTCACTCGGACGGTCACACGACCATCAACAAGACACCGAAAGTCACGGGCAAAGGTCAGACGTTCTTCGTCAACAAGTTCCTCGGACACAGGGAGATTACTCAATGAGCATCAATCTTGGTACCACGGAAGTGGAATTGAGCTTGTACTCCAAGGCGCTTCAACTAGCCACGTTCACCGTGGAAGTCCCGATGGTGGGCGAACTGGAACCGGACAGCGTGTGCATAGGCGACGACATGCAGCCACGCGCGCACGTGACAGTGACGCTGCCGCCCGACGGTTCCGTCGAAAAGGCCGTTAAAGCCGGGGTTTATGCGTTCCAGAAGGCGTTCAACGAGTCGATGGAATCGAGGAACGTATGAACTGGCTGAAACGACTGCTGCACTTGGAGGAGCCGGAACCGGTCGAAAAACCGGAACCTAAGCCACCGGTAGTGGAACCATGCCCCATCTGCGGACTCGTACCCAAACTGAAGCATGTGTGCGTCACCCGCAACTACCGCTACTACTGTCTGGAAAAAGACTCGTGGCAGCTCTTGGAATGGTGCGATCACGTCGAAAGCATCCTTTCGTTCTCCTCGGTTTTTGAAGACAAGAGTGCTCAGAAGTGGAATACCGGTTGCAGACGGTTGAAGGCAGTGGTTGACGAGCCGGTTCCCGAATGCCCCGCCTGCGGGGAGAAACCCGTCGTGCAAACAGACTCGGAGTCGGACATCCCCCAGCTTGTCTGCTCATGCAACGAACTGTTGAGCAATGTGGAGATAACAAACGTCTATAAGCGCAAACGCGAGTGGATACGTCGCTGCAATGCGTTGAAACGCAAGCAGGACAACGTGAAAGACATGGAACAACTGATCGGAGAAACACAATGAACGGACATTATTCGGTTATCACGAATTTCGGCTGTCATTGGACATGCCCCTACTGCATCGTAAGGAAAACCGGATTGAACGTGCCGGTGACAGACATGCAGGCCACGCTGCGGACCATCAGCCGTGAAAGCGAACACCACCCCATGAGGTTCCTGAGCTTCAGCGGCGGCGGAGACCCCCTGTTCCCCATGCGCGAGCCGGAAGCATCGAAACGTGTCGCCTTCTACCGGGAGGCGATACACAGGGCCGGAGGCTGGCTCACGGAAACCGAGATGCACACCAGCTACTTCCAATGCGGACGCAACGTGGCTCAAGTCATGCAGCAGATCAGGTTCAACCGCGTGGTGTATCACATGCGTCCCACGAGCTTGTCCGATGACGTGGCGTTGGCATTGCCCCGCAAATGGTTCGACCGTCAGAAGGTACGTGTCGTGTACGTGGTCACCCCCGATTTCACGCCGGAGCGTATCGACCGGATAGCCGATCTCGTGGCCAGCAACAACGTGGTCGATGAACTGTCGTTCAGGCAGAAGGTCAACCCCGACAACACCATCGACCACACGTGCGAGGAGTATCTGAAGGCCGGCCATCAAAACCGCTGGTGGTACATCCAACAGGATGATTACAACACGTACGTCGTGAACGACCGGCTTTACACACGATTCAGCGATATCGGCAAGGAGGACCACAGGTGAGCAAGAAGATTCGCGTCGCATGGGAAGACCTACAGCCCGGCGACCTGATTCACGTCAAAGGCAGTACGAACGTGTACCAGTTCATCCGCTTTACGGAAAACAAGCGTCAGGCTGAGGTAGGCACTTCTGGAGTCTGCGCCGGTTGGGGAGGGCGGAAAGTCCGGGACAATGAAGGTAAAGTTCGTTACTGGTTCGAGACAGGCCCGACAGCTATGCTCGTGGTCTCGCTCCTCGGTTTCGCCTATGCCACCCGTCCCGCACCCAAGAGGCCACGCTTGGAGGAACCACAACAGGATGGCGAGTACTGGCTGAAAGTCGATTATCCGAACCGGAAATGGCTGAAACTTATCGTCTTTAGAGGTGGATCTATATGGTTCTTCGTCATTGGTGATCTCGGCCCGAATGTTTTCACCCCCTACCCTACATGGGTTGACGTGCTTCGCAACATCAATCCACTCGAAGTATTGTCCGCTGAGGGATACTACATGAGAAAAGCAAAAGGCAAGCTATGAGCATTCTCCCCATAGCCTTGTTCATAATGTTGCTGAGTCTAATCATCCTTATCGAATCCACGAGGAAACCATGACCGAAGAGAAAACCGCGTCGTTTAAATACGAACGCTGCATCATCGACCTGACCGAGTTCTCGCATAAGGTCAGCGTGGAAGTCCGCGTGTACGACACTGAGGAAACCATGCGGAGAGCCGCCTGCATCGACTTGGTGGAATCCTCCATCGAATCCAATGACCTCGACAGGCCGATTGGAGATGCCGCGTTCGAAAACGGCACAGCCGGAATTACCCTCATGCAGTCCGCGCCAATCGACACGCAGACCAATGTGGTGAAATACGGGAACTCCCCCATGTGCGTGATCTATTTGAGCCGCGAACACCTGCTGCCGCATATCGTCAGCCATGAGTGCGTGCATGTTGCGATGGGCTTGTACAACGCCGAGATTCTCGGATACCGGCACAAGGCCAAGGCATGCAAGCACATGACGGTCTCAAATGAGCTTGTCGCATACGTGCAATCCGAACTGTTCCGCTGCGTTATGGAGTTCCTGGCCGATGCCGTTAAAACAACAGAGGAGGAACAATGAGCTACATCATCGACCGAACTACTTACCTCTTTTCCCCTAATGACTCGCCTTACAAGAACGCTCGTCTCGTGGAAGTCCACGAACCGTTTGAACGCCAACTAAGTAAAGGAGTCACCGAGAAAGGCTCCCGCATCGAGAAGAAGTGGATCACGGACGATGACCCGTTGACCGTCTATACGAACGAAGGCCGTATCGTCGTGCAGGACACCGGTTACTCAGAGTATCCCATCGGTATTGAGATCTACGACGATTACCGGGAATAAGAATGCCGTCCTAGTGTGCTTCCATGAGAGGCAGTGGCGGCTTCTAACAGTCTCAATAATAAAAACCCGTGGAACGACTCTATTCCGAGTGTTCCACGGGTTTTCTTGTATAATCGGGCCCACATTTATGGTTATCATACGGCTGGAAGGGCCTAATCTTCCGGCCGCATTTTTTTACTCGTGGTAACCGCCCGTCAATTAGCACCGGACACGCACTAGTTCCAATCGACTGGGGCAAGCACCCGTAGGGTTTCGTCATTGTTGACGATCTCCCACAATCTCGCCATGTCATCGGCCTTGATCTGCGGGTAATCATCATTCCTGTCATAAACGATGTCGAAACCGTCCAATCCGGTGAGATAATCCTTGATATTGACCAAGCCTTTATCCTCAGCCTTATCGATGGTGCCGGTGGAAACGAGCGTGTCACCGAACGGGGAGAGTCGGGGGACGCCATGCCCCGAATACGTCCAATTGCCGATAATCACGTCATTGTTGGGGAATATGATGATTCCGCTCTCATTGTTGGTTGCGTCGAAAAGCGTGTCAAAGTCAGTCATAATAGCTCCTTGGGTATGGTTGCTAATTCTCAGAAGGCCACAAGTCCTATGGCTTTCTGTGTATCAAGATTTTGGTATTCCTTGCATAGGTCGGCGGCGAACTTGGCGAGATTATCGGGGGCAAGCACATAGTTCTCCCCGCTCTCCCCCGCCTCGTCATAGTATTTCCACACCTCATGCAAGGCGGCTCTCATACGTTCAGCGTCCATTGATTACCTCCTGATTCCAGTCCAACATGTCAGCGGCCAACCATTGCCCGCCGCCTGAAGCATTGGCGTACAGCCAAGCCCCGTAAGAGATTCGAGCCGCCTTATCGCGTTTAAGCCATGCCTTCAGCCATATGAGACGCAGCTCCCAGCGTGGTATACGCCGCCACAACTCGGTGTTGGTGGCGGGGTCGAAACGCTCATAACGGTAGATTGCGGTAATCAATTCGCCCACTTTCTCTTGACATGAGAGCCGTCCTCGTAATCGGCGCTGACCATATCGTTGTCCAGTTCGTCAATGTCCAACAGGTCTCCAACGCCGTTTTCGTCAACCCAGTCGCTCAACTGGTTGAACGTCAAGCCTTTCGGCGCGGTGACGTGACGCTTCTCGATCTGCGTCACGCGCTGGTAAATCGTGTAGACTTCGGTTTCTTCATCCATGATGGAAACTCCCTTGTTATTGTCCGGTAAAACGATTAACGGGATAATAGACAGCTCTAAAGTCCCGTCTAAATGCTGATTTATGTGAAAACCGCACCATAGAAAGCCCTATGATGCGGTTCTAAATGATGGTTTCTATAAGAATGACCCCATAGAACAAGTCCATGAGGCCATGAAAACGATAACGGCTATACGCTCCGCCTGTATGGTGGAATGTCCAATGTGGCTTTCAACCCGTCGTTAACATGCTCCGCGTCCCTCAACGAGAGTCGTCCGAACCATTGCAGCAGTTCGCTCCTGTTGAAGTAGAAGCGTTGCGAACAGCGCACGAGCGACGGCTTCAACAGCCCCTCGGCCTTCCAGTCGAGCAGCGGCACGTCACCGGCCTCATCCCAATCAGTGTTGCCGGTTATCTTCGCCACGATACCCGACACCAGATCGCCGTCAACCTCGGTGATAACCACCGGACGCGGCTTCCCGATACCGGGATGGTCGGGAAACTCGACCCACATCAGCCACACGTCATACAGGCGCGGTTCACTTGGCGTACTGGTCATAGACATCATCCTCCGAATCATCCCAATCGGCGGGCAGTATCACATGGCCCTTCTCCGAACGCTCGAACATGTATGCATTGTGAACAGGCGGCACCGGATAACCGTCCGGCGTGTGTCGCGTCGGCCTGAACGGCAACCCGTTGTCCACCAGAGACTGGCGTAGGAACATGTTGACGGCGGTGCTCAGGCTCATGCCCATGGAATCGTAGAGCGCGGCGGCACGCGCCTTGACATCATCATCGACATTGGCGACCAGCTTACCCATAACAACCTCCTTAACGGTTAACAGATGGTATCAATCATATACCATATTGGGATAGAATAGTATCCGAATTTTTACCAGTAGATGTAAATCTCACCCGCCTTGTGTTTCCACCCGTCCAGCGCGATGGGAAACGCCTTGCGATATTCAGGTGCCAGACTCTCAAGAAAATCAGCGTAATCATCGAACGAGAACCTGTCTTCATACTGTGCCTCAGTATCGTGTACCACGCCGTCCAGTTCGTCCAGCATGTTCATGAACTGTTGGGTTTCGCCATTGGGATACAAGTATTGGGCGACCGTAGGGATACGCCACCAGCCGTCCAAGCGTTCTCGGACGCTGTAGTCGCTCAACGTAAGTTTGATAGTGGCGCTCATAATAATCTCCTAAAAAGTATTGGTTTGGTTTATAGGTATGGGATGCCGCCCAGCGGAAGTGAGGAAAACGCCAGGCGGCAGGAATCAATAGGCGCGGATGACCGCCACACGGCCATTGTCGGAATACTCCACCTTGCAATATGAGTCAAGATAGGACTGCTCCGCAATATAGCCACCTTCCATAGCCTCGCAGTAGGCCCATGCGGACACCCAGTGCCAGAAACGCCAACCGCAGTGATGGAACGTGCACGGGTTGATCTCATGCCAGCTGACCAGCCATTCCACTGCGTCGGTCAGCCACTCCCAGTAGGCGCGTGGCTTGCTGATTCGAGTGTAACGGTAATAGTCATTCTTGTCTTGCATATAGTAAGTGGTCATTTGAAAAGCTCCTTAGAACAGTGGCAAAGCAAACCGCTTGTCGGGTAAATCGGTGGCGTTCAATGCCGCCAGAATCAGGTCAGACGTGTGGAGTGGAATGTTTGCGCGTACCGCCGCGATATTATCCGGCGTATACGCATAGCCAGAGGACTCCAGAACCTCACGAATCTTGCTAGTGGGTATCTTGACTTCCATCATTCCCACCCCAGCATGTCGTCGATGCACCAGCCGATAGCGCACTCATACCGGTCATACGTGGTGGAATACTTCTGTGAGAACGCCTCACGCGCCCTCTTGTCGAGCATGTCCAACGACAAACCGGTTTCGGCTATCTGCTGTTCCGCAGTATCGAAGTCCGGCGCGGTGTATGGCTTGTCCAGCTTCAGCATGGCACGACGGCGTAAATCATCGATAAAACCATGCTGGCAGTCGAAGATATCCGCCACGCTATCCGCGTTATCGGCGGCCATCTCGTAAGCCGCCTGCAACAACAGGCGTACGGCTTTCTCCCGAATCTCGCTCATGTCACGCCGCCTTAACCCACTTGTCGCGGACGGTAGCCACGTAATCGGCCACCGCCTTTTCCAACTGCCTGTCACTGCCACGCTCATAACGGGCACGGTAGGCGACAACGCACCTGCCATTGGCCGAAGCAACGTAGGCCACCTTGCGGCCCTTGCTGGTACGGAAGTGACGGATAGGGCCCAAACCTTGCAATTCGGGGCATTCCTTAGCCATCATCAGGTCAGGCATCGTACAATAGGAGACGGCGAAACTGTTCACCTTCGGCGGCACTTCGGGAATCTCCTGTGTATCCGGCGCGGGTTCATCATCCATGAACTCGTCTTCCAATATCGCGTCCTCGGGCATAGGCACCGGCCACTGAACATTGCTCGTGAAGCGTTCCTCCTCACACTTCCAGTTTGCATCGATCGATGGGTGCGCGACAATGCCGCCAACCGTTTTAGCGTCCATTCCGGTAGGTACCGGCACCGGCACTGTCTTCATACGCTCGGAATCGGGTATGAGCATCCAACCATGCTCAAGGTCAACGGAGCTTGACCTCATGCCATTCAAAAAGTCCTCATACTGGACTCCCTTGGCCTGAACATTCCACGCCGTGCCCTGCGAAGTCTGGGAAAGTGACCAGACTCGTCTAACCCGAGCGTTCACATACCGAACATCATATTTCGAGCCATCCTTGCGCAACCGCACCCACATGCCGCTCACGGCATTCACGTTACGCGACGGGTCATTGGTCAGCTTCTTCATTTTGTTTACCTCATTTCAAAAAATCGATTGTCAGATTTGCGCGCCACGGTGATAGGCGTAATCGCCATACACGCAAGTGGCGGTATCATCAACGCCGTAAGGCGTGGAACATTGGGGAGTCGGCTGGATAAAACCAACCCACCTGAGAAAGAGAATGGCCGCGACTAGCGCGGCCACAAGCAGAACATGACGGACTCTCAACACTCGCCATCCTCAGTGGCTTCAGTGTAGAAAACGTCGTCCATCTGGTCATTATCGAAACGCTCATTGATGTAATCGGACAACGCTTCAACGTCGCCGTCGTTGTAGAGTCGGGCGATTCTTCCACACCCTACGCCGTTGCCTTCCAGCATGTAAGCGTCCTGGGCCCAGTAGGGTTCGCCTTTGAAAGCCGCGTTATATTCGGTTTCGGTGACATACCCGTAATCGCCCAGACGGTAGATGCCCTCATAAGGCTCGAAACCCTCATAGTCACAGAGCGGCAACAGTTTCGCGTCAACACGCTCCGCCATATCCGTAATATCCTTAGCGGTAATCATTTGTTTAGCTCCCTTAAAACAGCGGTGGCATGGCTTCAATGCCATGTCCCGAAACGATTGATTTAACGACGGACTCGCACCATATAGCCGCGTCCCCAGTGGTCGATCACGGCAATCACTCCGCGTAATACCTAGCCGGGTTATTCTGCATGTCAACACGCCGCCATGCCCTGACCAGTTCGACGGTGGGCGCATACCGTTCGACAGCCGACCGACTGCCGTCGTACCGGACGGCCATGTCATTGTCGCAACCGATAACAGTGTCCGCCATGATATGACGCGCCTCTTTCGACGTGATGGCCTCACAATGCCAATTGCCATCAAACACGTCGTCGGCAACCCAAGCGTCACGCTCAGCCCTCGACTCGAACACGTAGAGCTCACCCGGCCATGACCCGTCATCCCATGTCGCGCCGATACCATAAGCCCAGCGGAAAGCGTAGAAGTAGCGTGCCATCATGCCACCGCCTTAAACTCATGCGATTGGATGAAATCGTTGCGGCTGAAGACGTTCTCAGGCGGGAGAAAATCACTCGGCCAGAACGTGAATGCACCGTCCTTGAAGTAGCCTCCTTCAATCCACTCGAAACGCTTACGCCGGACACGCCGAACGGTAAGCCAGACGGTATCGTATTTATCGAACGTCACCGTCTTGTCAGTGGCTTTGACGATAACGTAGATGTAGCCGGCCAACGAGTGGGCCAACCAGCCAACGTGGAAGTCGCTTGGATTCAGTATTTCTTCAGGCATGGCACACCTCCATTAGTGTGATATAGGATCTATAGGTTTGATTGATTGAAATTGCCCGAATGGGCGGGAAGCGCGGATTAATGCCCCGCGCTATCGCAGTCAAACTGTCTTAACGAAAGATTCGGGCATGTCACGCCGGAACGTGTACCCGTCGAACATATCGCCGTGCATCTCCTCAACGGCGAACCCATTGCCGCGCATGAAGTCCAGGAACTCACTCATGCCCATGCCGCCAAAGCACAGCTCATACCCGTAATCGAGTTTGTTGACCACGCGCGTGACCTGACCACTATAACCGGTGTTCACGTTCAGTTTCGGCCACATCATGAGTGTCTGCATAAGCGGGTTATCTTTCAACGCTAAATCAACTGCCGCACTCTCCTTGTCGTATCCACAGCCTGACACGGTACCGTTAGTGTAGTCGCCGCGAATGCCGGCGAGGTTGGCCCAGACTTCGGCACGCGGGTTACTCCCCCACATGCGTGACCTATGCCAGTTAACGTTAATCCTGAAAACAAGTTCCACACACATTGTGAATCTCCCTTGAATTGATGAAGCGCGGAGACAGCCGCGCGACTGAATGAATCTGATTGAAAGACTTAGTAGCGTTCGTCGATTAGAATGCCGTCTTGGTAGATGTACAGTCCGGTACCGCGTCCGTTGCCCATTCGAGCACTATCCCAGTAGCAGAGTCCAGCTTGACCCGAGCCGTCTTCGTTCTCACATTGCGGGATGTTCGCGGTATCACTACCGCAAGCGGACAGGGTGAAAAGTGTGATTAACGCGGCTGAAGCCGCCAGAATTTTACGCATGGTTCCTCACTTCCATGTGAGGCGTGCTAAGATAGCACAGCCTCGATTTGATTGATTGGTTAGAGAACTTTCAACTTAAGGCACGCGGCTAGGTAGTTGGCGCTACTTAGCCGCATTCTTTTAACGCATCAGGTCGCTCGGTTGGCAGTTGAGTGCACTGGATATCTTCAAAGCGTTTTCAAGAGTCATGTTCCGAACGTCTCGCCGCCCGGTCTCATAACTGCTGATGATTGTTCGCGCTATTCCAGTGCGCTTGGCTAGCTCAACTTGTGTTAAGTCGGCTTGTTTGCGCAGTTCCTTAAGTCCCATAGGCTTACCCGCTTTCTCTAGTAGTAGGTAAACCAATTATGACAGCAAAATGTATCATTTGCATGTAGGGAAACACTGTTAAGTTCTCAAACTTGCTTTTGTCTTGCCCGATTGGGCTTGATAATTGATAGCATAACGTATCATTTTGGTTTAAACAAATCGGCGTGTCGGAAAACCAGCACGCCGAACAGCTCACACTGACGCGAACTCACGCACCAGCGCGTGCCGCATGATGTCATCAGCGGACACGCCACGACGTTTAGCGACGGCATCCAACATGGCCGACATGTCAGCGCTTAACGAAAACGTCCGACTGACAGCATCCGCCTGAGCGACAGGAACGACAGGCCCGGAATACACCGCACCCGGCCTTCCGCCGAACTCGCCGTTATCCGCATCGTCGGCCCACTTGTCCAACATGTCATCAGTGACCACACGGCCACCCTTCGCAACAAAAGACATGACACTTCCTCCTTTACAAAAGTTTCAGTTCCCGCAGCACCTTCGGCGTCGCACGCATGGCATGGAACACATGCCAACGATCCGACTCATCTAGTACCGCCACCATTTCCAGCAAACGCCCGTACTCGTCGTATCCAACCGCCACATAACGCAACGGGTCGGTATCCTCACGCGCCATAAACCGCACGACGTTCGACCATGCCACGCGCACCGAATCAGCGGACACGTCGGGATGTCGAGTCTGGATACGCGGGTCAACGACGATATCGCCAACCGGCACGGCTCACCACCTTTCGATATAACAGGTTCCAGCGTATCCCGTCCACCTTGGGACACGCTATGAGTGCCTAGACTATGGGATAAACCCAGTGAGCTAGGCCGACTGTGTACAAGGCCCACAGTCAGGCGAAGAATTGATTAGGGCACACACCTAGCTTTCGCTAGTGTTTTCTTTCGACTCGCTTGGAGCCTCCAGTAAGCGACGTGGGTTAGATAGGCGGAGCGCGTTAGCCACCTTGATTGCGACGTTGAGAGAGGTATCACCAAAATCTCTAATACCTGTTTCCCACGCGGCAATACGCGGCTGATTAACTCCGTCTACTTTGTCGGCTAACTGTTGCTGAGTCCAGCCACGCTTGACTCGGTACTCCCTAATACAATTGTCAACCATTGCCCACCTCGCTATCTCTAGTCCAGTGGGCCCAATTATACCTATCGCAGACGCGGTTTCTGATGCCATCGCTCCCCATTCTTTCAGGGGTCCGCGCACTACTCGCAAGGCCTTCACCTTGCTTCTCTTATCCTCATTAGCCACATGGCTAAACGTCGGTAGGCGCAACCCATTTACGCAGTCTTGTTTGACACACTCTCACTATGCAGACTGCAACCGGCATTCGGCAACACTATTCAATTATCAATCATCACGTTCGCCTGATTACCCTCTGCTCACAATGAGGTTTAGGCAGTGGGAACTAAGTGCGCGACTGGGGACTTGCACCCCAGCTCAGCCACTATGGCCGCGCTGTGTTCTCAGCTAGCCGCGAAGTATCCGCGTACCGCGTGTGCAAAGTTCGCAACTTCCTGAGTCTCACTGAGATATTCGCTTATGCATTCACCGGCAATGGCCTTGACGTTTCGGGGGATGATTGTTAAATCAGTCCCGTTGAGCCTGACCATAAAGGCCGCCGAGACGCCTTGGTGCGTAATCACCTTGCGACCATCTTCTGTCTGGCTTAGTGTCCATTTGCCTACCGTGATTAGCTTCTTCATCTCGTTTACCTCGTTTCTGTTTAGTGTTCGTTTGTTTTGTTGGCTCCATCATAGGTATTCCCAATTGGGAATGTCAAGCCGGATAATCCGGAAAGTTTAAAACCATTGGAAACACTAGCATCCCTCGGCGTGTCGAAACCACGGCAACACGACAAAAAACGATAAACCACACATAGTGTTGGGTTGCCTGACCACACACCATGTGGTCAGGCAGAGAGTGACGGCCACGGCCACTCATGCACCACGTCCCAGACTCACAGCATGGCCACGCGACGGCCACACCACACGGCCACACGCGGCCACGTCACGGCCACGGCACGGCCACACGGCCACACCCGGCAATCAGACACGCCCGACCAACCACAAACACAGGGGGGTGGAGAAGCCCCACCCCGGCAGAACGTCAGGGCCGCACGGACAATGGTTCTGCTCGTGAATGATCTGCTGGGCTGTTTTTTGAATTAGCGTTTCATTGGTGGTGGGAATACTCTTGCAACGCTTGCTGCAACGCTTGTTGTGAGTAAAATCTCGTGTAGATGGATTGTCGGGGATTGGAGCGAAGCTCGGGTTCCTGACAAGGTGAGGCCCCGCAGTCGCGGGGTTTTCTTGTATTTGCGTGAGATATCCCAATTGGTAGAGGACGCCGGCTCAAACCCGGTGTGTTGTGGGTTCGATTCCCTCTCTCACGACTAGGCCACGCTTTTTTTGAAAACCGAACCGTCAAAACAGTTTTACGAGGATTTGTAAGGTCGAGTTCTCTGGGATTCCGTTTTGTATTGGTGTTGTTTTCTTGGACCGGGGGCGTGGCCGTGGATGATTGGCAGAGTAGACGAATGCGGCGGCTTGCTAGGCCGTAAACCGTAAAAGGTTCGCAAGTGCAAATCTTGCATCATCCGCGAGATGGTCGGTGAGGCTGGTCAAGGCCCTGACTGTCGTGGGGGTTCGACTATCCCTATATGCCCGTAGCTCAATGGTAGAGTACCGGTCTCCAAAACCGGTGACGTGAGTTCGATTCTCACCGGGTATGCGATGCCGGTAGCTCAGCGGCTAGAGCGTATGGCTACGGTCATAGGGTCGGTGGTTCGAGTCCACTCCGGTACCACAACGCCTTCAAGAAGAGGCGATTACAGGCGGTGACGGCTTCTTGGGTCATCGCCGGATGTCGGCGGCGGCTTCATGCCATGCCGTGCGGCGATAACTGAACAGCGCTCCCCTAGTGGGAGGCATGGCATTCTAGCTCATTGGAAGAGCGGCGCTCTCGTAAAGCGCAGGTTCGAGTTCGATTCTCGGGATTGCCTCTAGGAGCCGGTGGCTCGTGGACCAACATCCCCTGTATTTGGATTAACCCCGTTGGAATGCTCGCTCGCCACGCTCCCACCGGCTCCGCCCCCTACATGTAAGGAGTCATCGTGGCTTGGTCATCTTCCAACCGTGATGCACGGTTCAACCCCGGATGGGAGCGGACCCGCAAGCGGATATTAGAGCGGGACCACCATCGATGCCAGTGGATTGTGACCGACTGGCATACGGGGGCGAAGCATATTTGCGGCTATCCTGCCAATGAGGTCGATCATAAGGTTCGCGCGAAGAACGGTGAGCCTGATGATGATTCCCCGTCGAACCTGTGGGCGTTGTGCTCATATCACCATAAGCAGAAAACCGCTCGTGAGAGTGGTGAGGCTCGGGTGGAAAAGCGTAGGAGCCGCGAGGAGGCCGAATGGTATTCGAGGCCGGCTTTTCGATAGAGCGTTGCGCTGTGTTCGGGTGTCTTAACCCGGTGTGCGCCAAAGGGTTGTGCAGGGAGCATTACAACCGGAACTACTATTCCGGCACTCCGTTGAGGAGACTGCGCACCCGCATGTGTCCGGTGTGCTTCAAATGGTTCGACCCTGAGCGTTCCTCTCGCTTGTTCTGTTCGGACAAGTGCCGTTTGAGGTATTTCCGTAAACGTCAACTGCATCCCGAGCTGCCGTCGCGTCCTGAAACCGTGTTGCATGAGCGGACGGTGGAACCGGCTGAACGGCCTCGGATGGTTGTCGAGTCTTTCACCCGTTCGCAGGTGATTGAGAAGTGTGCCGGCCGTTGCCAGAAGTGCGGCGGACTGGTCGATGTAGATAGTGCCGGGCCTGACGGCGCGGCTTTTGAGTGGAAGGTTCCTTTGGAGAAGTCGCATTCAGCGACTTTGGAGAACCGCATTCTCGTTCACGACCGGTGCAGGGGCGAAAAGCCCGTGCGTCGGACAGCCCGGAATGGGCGGAAACGGAGCGTGAATCATGGCAGGAAACGGGCGTAGGGCGTCCAAGATAGCCGCGATGCCTTTGCTGAGCAGTCCCGAGGAGCCGGTTGGGCCGGAACTGCCTGATGTTCGCCCGGATACGGGCGATGAATGGTTGCCGGTCACTCGCCGCTGGTATGAGGATTTGCGTCGTAGCCCGTTGGCTCAGCGTATGGGCGTCGGCCCTGACTGGGATTTCGTGTTGGATACGGCGCTGCTCAAGGATGATTTCAAACGTTCCCGTAAGGGGCGTGCGATTCTGGCGGCTGAGATTCGCCAGCGTGAGGCCATGATCGGCGTCACTCCGAAGGCGCGTAACGATTTGAAGTTCGACGCGCCTCAGGCGAATGATTTGAAGGCGTCCTCGTATTCGGGTTCCTCGAACGTCATCAGCATGGAGGAAGCACGTAGGCAGCGTCGGGCGGTGGGCTGATGCATGACGTTATCCCTAATCTGACCGCCGAGGATAGGGAGCGTTCGCTTGGCTGGCTTGCCTTGTGGTGGATACAGTCGTTCTGCGTCGTGGGTTCGGAGCCCGCGTATGACATGCCCGTGTATGAGAGTCCTGAGTATGCGCGGTTCTACGTGGACTGTTACGCGCTCGACAAGTATGGGCAGCGTCGCTTCAACCATGTGTTCCTGAGTCGCCCCAAGGGTTGTGACAAGTCCGGCAAGGGTGGCCGTCTGGGTTTGTTCGAGGCTTTGGGCCCATGCCGTTTCGCCGGTTGGGCGAAGGGCGGGGAAACCTACACGTTCCTCGGCCAGACTTACGAGTATCTGCCGGGCGAGCCTATGGGCCGTCCCGTGCAGGGCCCGAACGTGGTGTGCATCGCCACCGCCGAAGAACAGACGGATAACGTTTATCAGGTAATGAAGTACAACTGCGAGAACGGGCCTTTGAGCCAGTTGCGCGGTTATGGTCTTGATGTCGGTGAAACCCGTATCCTGCTGCCGGAGGGTGGTTCGATCAAGCCCGGTGCCACCGGTTCTTCCACGCATGACGGCGGCAAGCAGACGTTCATCATCGCCGACGAATCCCACTTGTACAACGTTCCCCGGTTGAAGGCCACGTATCATACGCTGAAACGTAATCTCTCGAAGCGTATGGGCGACGCCGAACCGTGGGTGTTGGAAACCACGACCATGTACCGTCCCGGCGAGAACAGTATCGCCGAGGAGACCTACAAGCACGCTCAGGATATTCGAGAGGGTCGCATCAAGGACCCGAAGCTGCTGTTCGACCACAGGTATTCGCCTTTGAACATCGAGGACCTGGGTGATGCGGGCAAACTGAAGCATGGCCTGTATGAGGCGTATGGTTCCGCCGCGAAGTCAAGGGACGGCAAGGACCATATCATTCTCGCTGACGGCAGCATCGTGCCGGTCAACGACGAGGGTGTGAGCGATGACGGGTATTCGCTTCGCTCCCCCGGCGTGGAGCCGGGCCCGTCGAAGGACGGCTGGGTTGATATTCGCGGCCCTATCGCGGATATCCTCGACCCGGCTTCCGATGTGGGCGATTCGATTCGCTACTACCTGAACAGTCTCACGAGCGTTTCCGACGCTTGGCTGTCCGAATCCCTGTTGAAAAGCCATCTCGCGGGCATCGCATTGTATGCGGGCGTTCCCGAGGGCACCGACTTGGACGAGGCAGCGCCTTGGAAGGACATTATTTCGGACGAGGACGAGATAACGCTTGGCTTCGACGGTTCGCTTTCCGATGATGCGACCGCCTTGGTCGGCTGCCGTGTCAGGGACGGCCTGTTGTTCCTTATCAAACTGGAACAGAAGCCCGAAGGCCCCGAGGCCGCTGACTGGCAGGTCGATGTGGAGGCGTTCGACCGCAAGGTTCGCTGGATGCTGGACAACTACAACGTTGTCGGCTTCTTCGCGGATGTCCACGGCTGGCGTGACCTCATTATCGGCTGGGAAACCGACTACTCGTATCTCGACCTTGTGGGCCAGCGCAACAACGGCGACCCGATCATGTTCCACACGAACAATTGGGAGTCGGACATGAAGCAGGCGTATGTGGACATGCATACCGCGTTCTGCCGTGAATGGACGGCGTGCGATGACGAGGACAATCCCGTCATCGGTGATGTCGCACTGTTGGCCGACCCGAGGCTTCTCGCGCATTTCAGAAACGCGCGAAGGAAGAACCTGCGCAGGACGAACGCCGATGGCTCCACTCAGTACCTCGTGTACAAGGAGACGCCGAACAGTCCGTTGAAGATAGACGCCTGCATCGCAGGCGTCCTCGCATATACGGCGCGTACCCGTTATCTGGAACAGGCCAGTTCCCGTGCGCCGAGGGTGCGCACCCACGTTACCCGAGTGACTTATTAGAAGGACGGTGAGATATGGCCGTGCAGTTGGAGTCGTTGGTTCCCGATGATGTCGAACCGGGAGGCGACGGCGTGGTGCTTACCCGGTTGGCGAACCGGCTGGTGAACCGTATCCCCATGCTGTGCCGGTTGAAAACGTTCTACGACGGCAAGGAGACCGTACCCACGAAGGCGGTCCCCCGCAACATGGATGTGACCAGTTCGGACATCTACCGCAGGTTCGTGGACATCTGCCCGATGAACTTGGCGAGCACGATAGCGAACGCGGTCATCACCTCGGAGAAGCCCACCGGCTTCCGTCTGGTGTCGGACAAGGCGATACGTTCCACCGCCGCAGACGACATGTGGCAGAAGTCGGGCATGAACCTGAAATCGTTGAACATGCTGCGTGACGCATCGATTTACGGTGCCGCCTATGCGCAGGCGTGGTCGACGCCTAACCCGGCCTACATTTCGAGGCTCAGCCCTTGGGATACCGTCGTTTCCGACGATAAGAGCGCGGCCATCGTCTACTCGTATGACGCGGATGAAGGCACCGAGAACATCGCCTTGTACCGTCTGGTCCGTGACGATAAGGGCAATGTGACCGACGTGTATGGTCGTGTCGCCAGACGTGAGGTGGAGTCGCGGACGCTGCCGACCGACAGTCCCGACTATGAGGATGCCGTGTATGAGCTGGCGAACGATGATTCCAAGAAGAAACCGTCGTTGCCCGCCTTGTTCGAATGGGTGGGCGCGGCCAGTTCCGATGGTCTTGATTTCGCCCGTGACTGCGGTTGCCTGCCCATCGTCCAGTTGAAGACCGCGACCGGTCGAGGCCAGTTCGAGCCTCATCTTCCGACGTTGAGCGCCATCGACCAGCAGCGTTTCCAACGTTTCTGCATTCAGGAGATGCAGGCGTTCAAACAGCGTTGGGTGTCCGGCGACCTTCCCGAGTATTACACGAAGCAGGACCCGGCCGTGAAGGCCAACCGTGCGCGTGCCGGCGAAAAGATCGACTACTCGTCCTTGTTCGAGCTTGGCCCCGCCGCCTTGTGGCTGATGCCGAAGGACGCGAAGATGGGCGAAAGCTCCGTGACGGACATCACGCCGATTGTCTCCGCCGCGAACACGGACATCAAACAGTTGGCCGGCGCGTCCGGCACCCCGTTGTCGATTCTCAGCCCTGACGTTTCCGGCAGCGCGGCGGGGGCGAAGCTCACCACCCGCATGTTGAGGCTCAAAGTGCAGGACATGAACGAGCGTGCCAATGATGCGTTCGTGCTGTTGCTTCGCATGGCGTTGGTCGCAAGCGGCCAGCAGTCCGCCGCCGATGAACGTTTCGAGACGATGTGGCAGCCGGTCGAGACTCCCACCGATTTGGAGCAGGCGCAAGCCGCCAACTATGTGAAGGGACTGCTACCGGTCAAAACCATCATGCGCCGGTTCCTGAACATGAGCGAGATGGATATAGCCGAAGCCATGCAGGACTTGCAGGACACGGCTTTCGCCACCGCTCTGAGTCAGGAGAACACTCTGGTCGAAGGCAAGACCTCACAGCAGTCGGCTCCCATCTTGCAGGACACGTTGGATTCGACATCGACCATCCCTGACCTGAACGACGTTCTGGGCGACGAGACGTTGGACTCCACCGATGAGGTGACGTGATGGCCGACATGACACAGGCGCTGACCGTCATGGAACGGCAGCGTCAGGCGCTGGTCGACGCCTACGTGCAGCGTGCGTGGAACATGTGGAAGTCGCTCGACCCCGCCGACTGGTGGAACGACGCGATAACACAGGGCGTGTCCGCGTGGATAACACAGAATCAGATCGCGTTCATCAAAGCCATGCGGCATCTGGGCGTCTCCTATGCGGACGTGATGCTCGGCATGGTGAACGTGCCTTCGGATGGTCAGATTCCCGAATACATCGTCACAAGGGACAACACCGACCCTTGGGCGGTGAGCGTGCGTCCTGCCGACGCCTATCGGAGCATGGCCGTAAGGGACCCGTCGATACGCCCGCTGGCATGGGACAATCTGGACGATTACGTGCAGAAGGCCGTCGATGATTGGCTTGACGCCGCCGTGAAACGGTTGACGGACAATGCGAACACCGATGGTCAGATAGCCATGAACAGTGCGGCCACGCAACGATTCCACGGTTCCGGCGTCAGAAAATACCGTAGGGTCATACACCCCGAGCTTTCCAAGACCGGCACGTGCGGCCTGTGCGCCGTCGCGGCCACGAACGTGTTTTCCACGGCCGACCTTCTGCCCATGCACAACAACTGCAAATGCACCGTCGCCCCGATCACCGCGAACAATGACCCCGGTCTGAAACTCAACCGGGAGGATTTGGACGCCATCTACAGGAAGGCTGGCAGCACGTCAGCCGCCGACCTGAAAAGCGTGCGCGTCATCATGGAATCGCATAGCGAGATCGGGCCGATTCTCACGCAGTCCCAGTGGCGGCGTGAATACGATGACGGCACTCCCGCGCCGGAATGGCATATCCCCGACCTGAAGATGACGCGCACCGCGTTGCAGCGCATGTACGCGAGGGCTATGGAGTTTCAACAGCATTATCAGAAAGTGCTGGATACGGGCGAGGAAGACGATTTTCCATTCGAGGGTCGAAAGTACAGCTTCCGGCCTTCGGGGCATTTAAGACAAGCCATGTCCTATCAGAGGGCGTGGCTCCAATACCTGCGGTCGACCCTCGGTTTGGCCGCGTGAATGAAAGGGGCGGGCGGATGCCTACCAAGGAAGAACAGAACACTGCCGAAACCGAAACGGTTCAGCAGTCTCAGCCTGAAACGGGCGCGGCAGAAACGACCGCCGACATTCAGGAAAACAATGAAAACGTCAAGCCGGAGGAAAACCCCGGTGACAACGAGCTCGCCAAGTGGAAGGCGATGAGCCGTAAGAACGAGAAGCAGGCCGAAGCGAACCTCAAGCAGGTGCAGCAGGTTCAGGCCGAGCTTGCCCAGGTGCGTGCCGACAACGCGCGTCTGATTGCGAAGAGCACGTATCCGCAGGTCACTGACAAGGTGTTTGAAGCCCTGTACAAGGGTGATGGCACGCCGGAGGATATCGCGGACTTCGCCAAGTCCTATGCGGAGCTCAACCCCATCCAACCCGGTTCGCCGTTGGGCGTTCAGCCGAACGGTCGTGTTCAGGTGCCGGAAGCCGAGGCTCTTCGCAGCGTGGGCCGAAAGGCCGAGAACCCCGAGGGCGAGTTCAATCCGAAACCAAAGCGCGGCGACGCCTACAAGCGTGCGATGGACCGTCAGAACGCCCGCCGCCGCAACCATAACAAGCAAACCAAATGAAAGGAGCCATACTCATGGCGCTTCCTATTGAAATGGTGCATGGCACCGGCCTGACCACCGTTGAGGAAAACAATGAGTGGCGTTTCGGCGAGCAGACGGGCGGCGTGGTCTCCGTGATCATCGTCCCCGAACTGTTCAACGTCGATGACGAGACTCTGCGCAACAAGTACCTGACCGGGGTCAGCCCGACAGCCACGACCATCTACATCCGTTCCGGTATTCCGCTCGCCAAGATCACGAGCGGCACCAACAAGGGCGCTTACGGCCCGTATGACCCGAAGGCTACCGATGGCCGTCAGACCGCCATCGCCGGCCTGTTGGAGTCCGCCGTCGCCGTGAACGTCACCTATTCCGGCTGGCAGGTCGATGACACCTATGTGGGCCTTCGCTACCGTGGCGACATTATCAAGAGCAAGCTGCCGGTCGTTCCCGCCGACGAGGCCAAGTGGGGCGGCTGCTTCTACGATGTCGAGGATGATGCTGTCACCGCATTGTCCGGTTCGGCTGGCGCTGCCGGTTCCGCTGGTGTGGGCGTGAAGTCCATCACCTTGACCAAGAACACCTCTGGTGACATCACCGGTGGCACTTGGGTCGGCACCGACAACAAGTCGAACACCATCACCATCGCCTGACACCCCGTCTAAACCGATTCTTTGAAACCCGCCCCTCGTGGCGGGTTTTCTCATATCTGAAAGGAAATATCCAATGGCATTGGACAAGGAAATCTTCCCGCCGAGCGAAGCCACCGAGGTTGCGCAGGCGGGCTTCGATTACGTGAACGGCATTCTCCCGTTCTCCACCATGTTCCCCATCCAGTCCAATGACGGCGAATGGACCGTCTCTTGGACGCCGAATCTGCCGACGCTCTCCACGAACGCCATGCAGCGTCGTGCGCTGGACGCCGAGATCGGCCACACTTCGATGGTCGAACAGTCCGCCGAACAGCATACGGGCCTTCTGCCCCTGTCCGGCATGGACCACATCACCGAACGTGATATGGCCAAGCACGCGAACGACAAGCAGTTCATCCACGACAAGGCCGAAGCCAAGACCACGCATCTGGGCCAGACCGCCGGCGTGACCCTTGAACTTGAGTCCATCTCCGCGATGATGGATGGCAAGATCACCATCAACGAGAACGGCGCGAACGTTGTCTACTCGTTCGGCCGTCCGGCCAAGCAGCATAATCAGACTCCGACCACTCTCTGGTCCCAGGCTACTTCCGACCCGATTGCCGACGTTCAGGGTTGGATTGAGGTCATGCGCAAGAACAAGGGCCGTACACCGCACGCCGCGTTCACCACGTCGAAGGTCATCGACGCATTGCGCGGCAACGAACAGTTCCGTCAGGAAGCGTCCGGCATGGACTTGGCTCATTCCAAGCCACGACTGTCCCGCGACGAGGTGCTGGGCGTTCTCGCCAGCCAGCTTCAGCTGAACGACGTGCGTATGCTCGACCTCGAATACGAGAACCTTGAACTGGACGGCGGCTTCAAGATGGACGTGGACACCACCACGCTCATCCCCGATGCCACGTTCGTCATGCTTCCCTCGTTCAACGACCCGACCCTTGGCTTCACCGCTTCCGGCCCGACCGCCGAAGCCCAAAACTCCGAGTATGAGATCAACAAGAGCGTCAACGACGGTCTTGTCGCCGCCATGCTCTCCCATCAGGCTCCGGCCAACTACGATATCTGGGTCAACGGCTCCGCGCTGCCCGTATTGCAGGATGCCGTCAGCACGTTCAAGGCCAACGTCCTGTAGGAGCCGTCATGGCAAGCGTTGACGGCATCGACTGGATGAAACACATGCAGGTCAGTCTGCTTGACCAGCCCGGGCTAGCCGACGCCTATCCGAACGAATGGGTGAAATCACGTTGCCGTATCGCCGCCGAAATGGCGTTGACCGAATCCGGCAACGCGGAACCCCGCCTCAATTCGGGCGACCTGAGCGAGGACACGTTCGCCTACGTGGTCTGCTCGATGGTGATTCGCGTCATGCGATGGCACCGGCTCAAATCCGAGTCGAACGGCAACTATTCGTATGAGGAGCATGACCCCCAGCCTAATCCGCCCGCCTATGATGCCAGTCCCAACCTGTATGTGAGCAAACGCGAAAAGCAGTTGCTTGACGGTTACGCGGAGGGACACGGCCCCGTAGGCACCATTGGTGTCGGGTTGAGCCGAATCTACGGATTGTGAGGCCCTATGGCCGATGAAACATTGGACTTGGGACACCTTTACGACGGTGTTGATTTGGATGAACTCGGCGGCGGGCACCTGTACGACGATACCGAGTTGGAGCCTCGTATCACGGATGACCTTCTGCACCGCGACATGATCGTGGTGCAGCCGATGAAACCGGTCGAAACCGTCTACGGTTCCGGCACCGTGCCGGATGGGGACGCCTCCTACTGTTACTGCTCGTTCGAGCCTCGAATCAATAAGAACAGCACGTTTTCCAAGAACTGGGCGCAGGACACCACGCCGCAAACGACCGGTGGCCTGCGCGAGGATGCGTTGGTGATCGTTCTCGCGCCGGAATGGCATGGGGACATCAACACGCAGTTCTGGCTCGATAACGCCTGTTACGAGGTTGACGGCCCGCCTATGGAGATGCGTCACGCCTCGGATGCCGCCCACCATTGGAACATCACCGCGAGATGCATCGGCCATGCGACCAAGGACAACGGGTTGAAACCGCCTGTCCCGCCCGAAGGGAGCCGCACATGGGGTACGTGAACTTGAAGCCCGCAAGGGTGCTGAACCGTGACATGGCGATACTGTTCGGAGCCGAAGCGACCCGTCCCGTGGCGGAGAAGGTCGAAGCGAAAGCCAAGGCGCTGGCCGACATGAAGGCGAAGCATTCGTCCGTCGCCAACCGCATCGACATCAGCACTCACGCTCACGGCACGCACACCGCCGTCATCATGAGCGTCAAGGGCCGTGACGGTTCCGAGATCGCCTCTCACTTGGAGTTCGGCTACTTCAACCGGTGGCTGGAACACAAGTACGGCATCAAAAGCCCGCTGGCTTGGATGCCGGGATTGTTCATCATGTCGGAGGCGAAATATGTCTGACCCCACGATATTCGACCTTTCCGTAAGGGAACAGTTGGATGCGGTCGCCATGACACGCGCCTACCTGGACGCCGTCGAATGGAAGAACCGTGATTTCAGGCCGGTCATCCAACCGGAGGTCACGCCCGCCACGGATTCGCTCCTGTTGTCCCATGACGTGATTCTCTACCATTGCGGTGCTCCTGAGCAGCCCGACTGGAATCTGAAGGCTTGGATATGGCAGTACACGCTGTCTTTGACGGTGTTGGGCCGTGACCCGGAACGGGTGGCCCGCATCTGCGGATGGCTGCACCGTTGCATATCCGCATGGCCCTACCGGCCCGGCACCGACTATGGGAAGATCGGGCGGATAGTGGACAATCCCGGTTTCGAGTCCCGGTCTTCCGGCGACATGACCAGTTCCAAAAGCATCGTCGCGTGGACTTCCACGAAACGCATACAGGCCGCGTCCCCACGCGGCTGACCTTATCTGAAAAACCATCAATCACACAATCAGACCCCGCACGCCTACACGGCTGCGGGGTTTTCCATATTTGAAAGGAAAACGATATGGCTGACGAAATCGGCATCCACGACGACGGCGTGTTGACCGCCGTCCGAGGAACGATCTTCATGGCGAAGGCCGAGACCATCATTACCTCCGCACTGCTCAAGCAGTTCACCGTCGAGGCGGCGACCGTGGGCGTGGGCGACGGCATGTGGACGAACCTCGGCCACATGTCGAACGACAACCTGCCCGAGTTCGCGTTGGACGGCGGCGACGCCACCACGTTGAGCACTTGGCTCAAGGCGGCGTTCCGCACCCAGTACGCCCAGACCACCGGCACTGTGACGTTCAATTCGGTGCAGGGCGACAAGGGCACGTTCAAGACCTTCTACAACGCGGTCGATATGACCGGCGCCGGCGTGGCCTTCTCCTTGGAGAAGACCCCCATCAACAAGTCCCTGTTCATCCTGTGGTCCGACACGAACACGACCGGCCGTGCCGGCCTGCTGCTGCCGAACTCGGACATCGCGTTCTCCAGTCTGCCTGCTCTTTCCACGGATTCGTTCGTGGAGTTCTCCGCTCAGGCGAACATCAAGACATCCAGCGTGCTTCCGCATGACAAGAACGGCAAGTTCACGTCCGTCGCCTACTTCGCGCCGTCCGACTTCACGGTCTGACCCGTCTCTTCCTTGCCGCGTCTCCTATCCGCGCGGCAAGGAACCCCCTCTTTCCACGGATAGGGCTTTTCAGAATCATTCTTTTCCACGGATAGGAGCCGATGATGGCAGAGAACACTAAGAACACGACCGACAACGCGAAGATGCCGGAGACATGGGACGAGCTCAAGGAACAGCCGCTGTTCGCGGGACTGCCCGACATGGCGAAGCCGCAGGAGCTGAACGTGGCCCAGTCCGCCGAGTTCTCGGTGACATGGCAGCGCATCTCCGAACGCAACGGGAAACTGGGCGACATGGGCTTATTCGGCGACGATGAGGCCGACAAGCCGAAGAAGAAGCCGAAGTACGACGAGTCCGAAGCCGTCATCCTCATGGCCGAGATCGTGCAGTACGCGGACATGTTCTACCGCGAAATCGCGGCCGACGAGAAGCAGTGGGACGAGTTCACCCGTGGCCGCACCTTGGAGAACCTGTACGTGCTGCTGGTGTCCCTGACCACGTTCTATTCGGTGGCACTGGGAAAATCAAGCGCCTCCAAGACGCGCTTGGAGAATGCAGAGTAGCGGTCTCGGCCGACTTCCAACGCTTCTACAACATCAACCTCCCCGCCAGTATGGGCCGCATGGAGCCGTCATGGCTGTGCGACCTGCTGGACGGTTTGGAGGGCGTTGACGGGAGCCTGTACCGCGCGTGGATGGCCGAACACCATCCGCTCCCACGGGAAGACGCGGCATGCTTTTCGCGTCTTTCCTACCTCACCTACGGGCAGTCGCAGATGCTGATGCTCAGCATGACGAACCAGCTTGAGATGATTCGCGTGATGATCGCCCGCATGATGGGCGACAAGAAGTCGAAGCCGCAGCCCGTCTATCCGCCCGGCACCGTGGTCAAGCCCGATTCGGTCGGGCCGAAATCGTTCTCCACGGCGGGCAAGTCGTTCGCCCAGATCACGGGCATGTTGGGTGCCGTGTTCGGCGGCAACAGTTTCTAGCAGAAAACCCCTCGCATTCCACGAGGGGTTTTCGTTTATCCTCCCGGAGGTTTTCTCATGGCCTTGTATTCCGCTGGCGCGGTCGGCGTCGATATTCGCCCGGACACCGATAATTTCTGGAAGATTCTCAACGCGGAACTGCATTCTCGCCACCCCGAGGTCACCGTTGATGTGAACACGAAGGGCGTCGCACGCGCCAAGGAGCAGATGCGCGACCTTGACGGCAAGACCCTCACCAACGTGGTGAAGATCGACGGCGACCCGTCCGGCTTGCGTGCCATCGACAAGGCCATGCAGGCCCAGCGGAAGCAGTGGGAGAAGAAGCCGGTCACCAGCAGGTTCGACTTGGACGATACGTCGTTCAATGAGAAGATTCACCGGCTTTCCAACCAGATCAAGCGGACCGCCGGCCAGACGGAGGCGTTCGTCAAGAAGTCGCAGAAATCCGTGGCCGACAGTCTTCAGGACAGTCTCTCCCGCATGCGTTCGGCACGCGCCTTCTACGACAAGGAGGCCACGGCCGCATCCCGCAGGCAGACCATGCTCATCAAGGACGAGCACGCCGCCTACGACATGTACGCGGAGGCCATCGAGAACGGGCGCAAACGTCAGGAGCAGTTGACCCGCAGCCAAGCCGATGTCAGTAAGACCCTTGACTGGTCCATCAAGAAGATGAAGGAGCTGCGCGAGGCCGGGAACATCGACACCGCGAACTGGTACAAGAACAGTCGCATCCCCGAGCTGCGCGAACAGCTCAAGGGCCTGAAAGCCGACCTGAAGGCGGTAGGCAAGGAGATAGCGGAGAACAAGAAGGCGCAGGACAAGCTCTTCTCCGCTGATTTCGACAACAAGGTAGCGGCACAGCAGCGTCTTATCGACTCCAACACCAAGAAGTGGGAGAAGGCGACCGACGCCATCTCCAAGTATTCGGACGCCGAGCTCATGCGCAAGGCGCGGCTCAAAGACTTCAACCGTGAGAACGACCGGCTGTTCTCCGGCCTGAACAAGATTCTCGACCTTGAGGAGAAGTCCGAGAAGCTGAACCGCAGGCAGCTCCAGCAGCTGTCGAAGCTCACGGCCGGCCAGAAGGCGTTGGCCGAGGTGTTCGAAGACACGGGAACCAGCGTCAAACGCCTCAACGCGGTACAGAACGATTCGCGCCGCACGATGGACAAGCAGCGCAAGACCGCCCGCGAACTGACCAGCCTGTTCGACGAGCAGGAGACCCAGATCAACGCGCTTTCCGCCGCGTTCCAGAAGTTCAAGCCCATGGGCATCGACAAGAACCTCGGCAAGGAGCTCAACAATACCTTCGACCAGCTGAAGAAGCTGCGCGACTTCGCATCCCGCAAGCCGATCACCGCCAAAGCCACATTGGATAAGACCCAATGGGACAAAAAATACGCGGAACTGATGTATGACGCGGAGAAGCTGCGCGCCAAACTCGACCGGGAGCATGAGGTCAACGTCCGCGTCAAGGTGTGGGAGGACAACGCCGACAAGCTCGAAGCCCGGTTGGAGAAGCTGCGTCATACGCGCCTCGACATTCCCGTGGACTGGCAGGTCGATCAGGAACGAATCATCGCGTCGATGCGTGAGACCGCCGCCAAGATCAAAGCCAATCCCGAACGTCGTTGGGAGCTTGAAGCCGACCTCGACCTGCAAATGCATCGCGCCGAGGAGAAGCTGAAGAAATTCGAGGACAAGAACGACGAGCTGAAGATGGATTTGGACTTGGAGACCGCGTTGGCCCGAGCCCATCTCGCCTACTTCACCCGCCCCCGCACCATCGACATCTTCGCTAATTTCAAGGGCACTGACCTTGGCAAGATTTTCTCCGGCATGACCAGTGGTGCGACCGGTTTGAAGGGCGTGCAGAACCAGTTCGACAGTCTTGTGAACCTGTTCGACAAGCTCGACAAGGTGGTTCCCAAGTGGTCGATTCTCGGTGCCGGCGTCACCGCGTTGGGTGCCGGACTCCTGAACCTGGGACGCACTGCGGGCGGTGTCGGCGTCAGCCTCGTGTCCATGAGCAAGGCCGCGTTGGCCGCTCCCGCCGCGTTGGCTGGTCTGGCGTCCGCAGGCTACGTGGGCTACCGGGTGTTCGGTGATTTGAAGGAAAAGTTCGATGTTACCAAGACCTCGCTGGCGAACCTGAACAAGGAGTTGGGCGACAACGCTTGGAACGAGTACGGGGATAACCTGTACCGTCTCGCCAACGACGTGGCCCCCTCACTGTCCAAGGGTTTGAATGGTATCGCCGTCGAGGAAGGCAAGGTGCTCAACGGGCTTATCGACGTGGTGCGCCAGTCGAACGAGGCCGACCAACTACCGCGTATCTTCGAGAACACTCGTCTCGCGGTGTCCGAACTGAACCCGGGCTTGCAGTCACTGGCCCGCGCGTTCCTCGGCTTGGGCGACCAGTCCAGCCAGTATCTGCCCCGCATGGCCTCCTACATTTCCGACGTGGCCGAGAAGTGGGCGAACTGGGTGGATACCGCCGAACGTACCGGTCAAGTCTCTAAGGCGATGGAAAAGGCCATCGAACAGGGCGGCTATCTGAAATCGTCCGTGTTCGACCTGATAGGCGTGTTTGAGGGCACGTTGGGTACTCTGGCGAAGACCGAGAACGGTATCCAAGGTTTTTCCGAGGCTTTGGAGAAAGCCAACAAGGCCGTTCACACCATCAAGTTCCAAGAGACTTTGGAGGCTTGGAGCGCTGGTGCGCAGGACGCGCAGGACAAGATGCGCAACGCTTTCAAGGATATTGGCGACGCCGCGTACTCGTTGAAGGACACCACTCGCGCGGTGTTCGGTGACGCGGGCCAGATCGTAGGCGAGGGCATCACTGGGTTGAGTCGCGTGTTGCAGCAGTCCGGTGGTGGAATCCGCGATTTCAGTTCCGGTGTCCGCGACGGGTTCAGCCAGGTGTTTGACGCGGTGGGTGACGCGGGCCCCATGTTCTCCGATTTGGCGAGCATGGTGGGCCAGTTGTCGCGCACGTTCGGCGGCACGTTCGCGTCCGCTTTGCGTACCGTGAGCCCGCTTATCAGCACCATCGCCAAGGGTGCCACCGGCGTGGCCCAAGCGTTCGACTCGTTGCCGGGGCCGGTGAAAAGCATCATCACATTGTGGGCCACGTTCGGTCGTGCGGGCAAGACGGCGTTCGAGTCGTTGAAGACCGGCATGTTGCAGAACATCCAGTCCACGATGCGATACCAGAAGATGCTCAGCGAACTGGGTTTGAGCGCCGAACAGGCGTCCGTGAAAATGGGCACCCTGATTAAGGCGATGAACCAGTTGCGTTCCGGCAATTATGCGGGTATTCTGTCCGGTGCCATCAGCGAGGTCAATTCCCTCGGCATGGCGGCGGAAGCTAACTCGAAGAAGCTGCTCCTTCCGGGGAACGCTGCCAAGGAGACTTCCAAGGACATGGGCGGCTTGGTCGGTGCGAACGGTCAGGCCATCGCCTCCATCCGTTCGGCCGGGGAGCAGGCCGAACAGCAGTCCGGCAGGTTCGGTTCGTTGAAGACCGGCGTGAAGAACCTGTGGGATGCGTTCGGCGGCTGGACGACGGTTGCCGGTCTGGGAATCAGCGCGGGCATCGCCGTCATCGGCAATGCGATATCCGACTACACGACGAAGGCGGAAGCATCCAAGCAGGCGATGGACAAGGTCATCGACGGCATGAAGGGCATCAAGTCCAACGCCAAGGAGGCGGCGGACGCGTTCAACGATTTCAAGTCGGAGACCACGAAACAGTGGGATGACCCGTCGCTCCTGTTCGGCAAGGACGGTGGCGGCGCGGTCACTGAATGGCTCGTCAAGGTCAGCGGCGGCTACACGTCCGCAGCCGACGCGGCCAAACGTCTGGGCATCAATACCAGTACGCTGACCGATGCGGTCAGCGGCAACGAGGCCGGCTACAAGAAGCTCGTCAAACAGTTGGAGGCGCAAAGCAAGGAGACATACAAGGCCAGCGACCAGTACGGCATGATGGTCGAGAAGCAGACCGATGCCGCCATCGCCGCCGACACGCTGTTGCAGGCGTTGAAGAAGCAGCACAAGGAAGGCTTGGAGAAATCCGTCAAGGAGCAGATGAAATATCTGCGTTCCCTCGAACAGATCTCCGATTCCTCCTCCGCGCTGTCCGACAAGCTCAGCTCGCTCGCCACGACGGTCAAGGCGAACGGTCAGGCGTTCAAGGAAAACGGCGAACTGGCTGACGCCAACAACGCCGCCTATGTGCGCACCGACAAGGCGATGAAGGATGTGGCCGCTACCGCGTTGCTGTCCGCCCATCAGCTTCTCTCTTATGGTGAGAAGAACGGTCAGGTGGAGGAGTACACGCAGAAGGCCGCAAACTCCATTTATGAGGCGCGTGAGGCCATCGTGCAGCAGGCTCAGGCCGCTGGCATGAGTGAGGAAGCTGCTGAAAGGTACGCTGATTCGCTTGGTCTGATTCCCTCTGATGTGGGTACCACGATCACCGCTCATTCGGAAATCGCCCAAGATGCGGTGGATAAGCTCGTGCAGGGCATATCCGGTCTGACCGATGGTGAGAAAGAGATCGTTATCCGGCTACGTGAAGCTGGAGTGGTCACCACGTTGGACGGTGTTCTCAGTCTTGTTGAGCAGCTGATGAAAGGCGACTTGTCCGAGAGGGACCTCACATTGCTGTTGAACGCGGAGGGCAATGCTCGCTGGGAGACAGGCGAGGTCAAGGAGAATCTTCTTGCTCTCGGCATGTCCAAGAAAGCCTACAAGTGGCTGTTCTCAGGTGAGGGCAACGCTGAGGAGCGCATGCAGAAGGTCAGGGACGAGCTCGGCTATCTGAACCTGACCGACGAGCAGATACAGTGGATTCTCGACTGTATCGACCACGCTTCCGGCAAGATAAAGGACGTGGAGAAGAATAAGGTTCCCGCCGCCAAGGGCGTCAGCTTCAACATCGACGCCGACGATGATGACGCTCAGGTGAAACTCGCCTCCTATAGGGAGTCCGATGGTGAAAAGCTCGCTGAGAATAATATTCTCGTCAGCGCCGTCGATAACACCAGCGAGGGCACCGAGTCCGCTAAGGCGAACGTGTTCAGTGTTCCCCATGAATGGTGGTCGTGGCTGTTCGGACTTGATGGCACCAGTGGCCCATCCGGTATCGCGAAGAACGCCGTTGAGAGCATTCCTCAGCAGTGGCAGTCTATATTGACTGGTTCCGGCAATACGACGCTGTTTTCCAACATCGCCAATAATGCGGTTCGGAATATTCCTCAGCAGTGGTTGTCCATGTTTACGGGTCTCGGCAATACGCCATCGTTTGCCGGAACGGCACGAAGCATGATCGGCAAGGTGCCCACCTATCATTCCACGACGTTGAATGCGATGGGCAACGCTTTGGATGTCGCGTCGAACCTGCTATCCACTCTGCGGTCAATCGCTGGTCGCACATGGACGGCTTTCATCGACACGATATCCGGGGGTGGCGGTCATGCTACCGGTGGTCGTATCTATGGTCCCGGTACTTCCACTTCCGATTCGATTCCGGCGATGCTGTCCAATGGTGAGATGGTGCTTCGTGCCGCAGCCGTCAAGAAGATTGACGCCTTGTATGGCAGGAGTTTCCTGAACACGTTGAACGCGGTCGGCAGTGTGGAGAAAGCCATGCAACCGTCCGCGTTCGCGTTGAACGCTCGCAGGAAGTCTCAGGCGTATGCGACCGGTGGCCGCGTATCCACGGCGAACGGCTCGTGGAATGTCGAAGTCAACCCGGTGATAAAGGTCGAACTTCCCGCGAATACGGGGAACACGACGAACAACACGGTGACTATCAACGGCGTGGAGTCCTCCGACCGGAGGATAGCCGACGCGGTGGAAACCCTTGTCGCTTCCGCCACCCGGAAACGCAACATGCGTCCGCGCTGACCGTCAGAGAACCGTTGCAAGCCAGTTTGTTTCAGCTTGCAACGGTTTCCTCCTGTTTCCTAACATCGTCAAGAAAGGTTTGTCATGGTTGAAGGTGCCGGCAATATCATCGGCGGCGGCTGGCGTTGCTGCGTACAAGCCGATATCGTCTCGCAGAACGCGACACAGGCCGTCATAGGCGTGCACATCATCTACCGTCGCACCGACCCGTCGCGCTGGGTGGCGTCCGATGCCGTGTCCGGTGGCGCTTGGGTCAATGGCGTGAGCACGAGCACGAACACGGTGAACTTCGGCTACCGGTCCTTCAACGGCGACGTGGATTTACACACCCAGCAAGTGACCGTCACGAAGCAGGAGTCCGCGCAGACGTTCTCCTGCCGCGCGTTCCTGAACATCCCATATGGTTTGCCGGGACGGTCGGAAGCGCATGTGAACCTCACGGTTCCCGGCATCACGTATGCGAAACCGAACCCGCCGAAGAACGTATCATGGACGCGGGTCAATGATTCAAGCGTGAAGGCCGCATGGCAGTCGAACTATGATAATGCGGCGCGAAAATATTGGAAGCAGATCTACGCAGACCAGTGCGTCGGCTTGAACGGCGGCACACAAGGCGTGTGGGGTCTGGTCAAGGCGTTGAACTGGGACGCCTTGAACTATTCGTACACGGGGTTGAAGGCGAACGCCCGATACCAGTTCCGTGTCGCGGCCCAGAACCCTGGCGGAGCGTCCGACCATGTGTACTCGGGCTACATCTACACGACGCCGGCCGCCCCCGTGGCGGTGAACGCGGTGAAACTGTCCGAACAGTCCGTGCGCGTGACCGTGGATGCGTCGAAATCGTATGTGTATGGCATCAGACTGCGGCGCAGGGTGAACGGCGGCGAATGGGCCGACATAACCGGAGGCACCCCCGGTGCGACGGCCGAAGGCTGGCTTCCCGACATAAACGGAATCCAGAACGTCACGTGGACCGACACCGCAGCTCCTGCGGGCCAAGTCCAGTACGCGGCGTTAGTGGGAAGACCTGTCTACGGCGATGACAACTCCAAGACCACGCTCTTCTCCGACTGGACGTACAGCAACACTATCCAGACGGCCGTGGCCCCTTCCGCGCCGACGATTCTGAACCCGACGCAGAACGGCGCGTATGTTGTCAATCAGCCGATGACGGTCGCTTGGAAACCGAATCATCCTGACGGTTCCGCCCAATCCGCCGCGCAGGTGGAGGTCACCGACCCCTCGGACGTTACGGTCATCGAAGAGCAGACCACGAACACCAGTTATCAGCGCACGCCCAAAAGCTGCGGCTCGTATAGGATTCGCGTGCGCACCAAGGGTATCCACGCCGACTGGGGCGCATGGTCGAACTACGTGACCTTCACGGTCGCGAAATATCCGAACATCAACATCAACAAGCCTTCCGGCACCATTACGGCGACACCGTTCACCGTGGCGTGGACCGTGGCGGACGATACGGGCGTCAGCTCGCAGACGCTCATCATCCAGTCGGACGGCGTGGAGAAATACCGGAAGACGATGGACGGTTCCACGCGAAGCCTGAGCATCGGCGCAAGCCAGTATCTGCCGAACAACAATTCGACGTTGACCATCACGCTCGTGGTGCGCGGCGGTTCCGGCTTGGAATCCAGCACGAGCGTCGTGAGGGACGTGGACTGGCCGGACCCGGCCGAGCCGATGGCCGCGATAGAGTCGAACAATGATTACGCGGCGTTGGTCATCGTGTCGTTCGGCGTGCCGGAGGAAGGCCAGTCGGAGACGGTCAGCGCATCCGTCATCCGTGTCATGCCTGACGGTTCGGAGGTGCTTATCGCCTCGAACCTGTTGGACCAGCAGTTGGCCGTGGACCCCATTCCCCCGTTGAACACCGACTTCCATTACAGGGTGGTCGCGTATTCGGCTATGGGCACGACCATCGCACGCATGGTGGACGCGCGCATCGAATCCGGGTTCGGAGTGTTGAACTTCGGCACGGATGCGGGTCAGACGTTATTGCTCGGCTATAACAACACGGTGTCTCATAAGCGTTCCCATTCGACCAGCGAGTTTCATTTCGCGCGGGGCGACGGGGCGAATGCTCTGCCTTCCAGCTACGAATTGGACCAGTTGGATTCCACGGTGAGCGTCACCGGCGTATGGGAGTGGGACCAAGCGTTGTGGCTGCGGATACTCTCGTTGGCTGACGGATACCCTTACGCATGGTATCGGGAGCCTTCCGGCCTGCGTGTCTACGTGAAGGCGGAACAGTCCGTGAGCGTTGACATCGCGGACAAGAAGAACATCAGCTATTCCGCCGACCTAACCCAATTGACATGGGAGGAGCCCGTCCTATGAGTGATTGGAGCAAGCCTTTCAAGGTCGCCTACCGTGTGATGCGAGTCAACAGGAACACGGGTTTGGAGACCGGACGGTTGGATTGGGTGATATCCGGGGGCAGCATCGAACGCAACCAGGACACCAATATCTGCGAATCCGGTTCCCTGACCGTGGAGGGGGCGACCGACCTGGGCACCGACCGGCTACGGATATGGGCCGACTGCACGTGGCATGACGGTTCCACGGCAAGTGTGCCGTTGGGCACGTTCCTTCCCAACATCCCCAAGCGCAGCGTGAACGGCAAGGAATCTTCCAGCCAACTGGATTTGTACGGGCTGCTGCAAGAAGTCGATGACGACATGTTCGAGTCGCCGATAACGATAGGCAAGGGCAAGAAGGCCGTGACCGCCGCCGCCGACATCCTCAAGGGATGCGGGCTTCAGGTCGCGGCCTACAATCCCGGCAATTACACGCTGAAGGATAATTGGACGTTCGGTTTGAGGTCCGATAAGGACAAGGACAAGGGCAGCACCAAGCTTGACGCGGTGAACGATCTCTTGGATTTGGCCGGATACTCCAGTGCGAGAACCGACGAGTACGGGCGCGTCATATTGGAGAAGTATGTGGAGCCGGGCAAACGCCAGCCGAAATGGACGTTTCAGGAGGGTGCGAACGCCACGTTCCTCACCACCATGACCGACGAACGCGACCTGCGTGAGGTGGCGAACGTGGTGAAGGTCACCTACTACAACACGGACAAGGAATACGTTTCGACCGCGATTGACGATGACCCGGCTTCGGAGTTCAGCACTGTCAGCCGTGGCCGCAGGGTGGCTCACGCCTACGAGTATTCCAGCATCCCCGACGAGGTGACTACCGACGAGCAAGGCAGGAAACTCGCCTCGGACAAGGCGTTGGAACTGCTACGCACCGAACAATCCGTGATTCACAGGGTCACGTTCACGCACGTGTACGCTCCTTTGAATCTGACCGACGTGGTGGACTTGGAGTATCCGACCGGCTCGGTTTCCGGCAGGTTTGCGATACGCGCGCAGAATATCACTTTGGAGGCCGGTATTCCCATCGAATGCGAGGCCCGTACCTTCCAGCGTCCAAGCGAACCAACAACAGTGAAGGCATAAATGCAGTCGAACCTGATAAGGGCCGGCAATCGTCTGGCCGAAATCATGCCCTCCCAAGTGGGGGCGGAAGCCACCATCACGCGCATCGGCACCATCAACACGGTGTACGACACAGGAGGGTATTGGACCGCTGACGTGGATATGAGCGGCGGCACGCTCATGGGATTGCAGATGACCACGGATTGTGTGGGAGCCCGAGCCGGTGACAGGTGCGTGGTGGAAACCTACGCGAAAGTCGCCATCGTCACCGGCATCCTTGCGCGTCCGGGGTGCGGATGCTCCCCCTTGTTTGAGTGGTCGAGCACGTGGAGTGGTACCCCTGGGACTGAGCCTAAGAGTGGTTATCTTGAGAAGACTGCGACTGTTACTTGCGGGGGGCTTATCCTGTGCGAGGTTGCGGCCGCGATCAGCGGTACCGGCGAATACAGTATGGCGTTCGACTTCTTGGACGCGAACGGTGAGCGTAAAGCGTATTGGTGTTCCACGTCGCCGCAGAAGAACGGCGGCACGTTGAGGTGGGTTGCTTCCGGTTCTGTGCGGTTGCCTTACGGCTCGTACACGGTGAAGCTCACGACGTTTCATTGGGGCACGGTTTCCATTGTCGGCAATGATTCGTCTGGTAATAGTCTGCGTTGGCGTGACGCATCGTTAGGGGTTGAAGGTGTTTCGCGTTATGCGCGGTTGCGTATGGCGTGAAGTGGACGTGTCCCGCCTTGCCGTTTGTTGTAAGCATAATACGTAACGCCTGACGATAGTCAGTTGACTTAGCCTCACACCATATCGTGTGGGGCTTTCCCATATTCGAAAGGACACTGAATGTCCCCTTTTCATGACCTGTTTTCAAGCGCCGAGTTTTGGAGCGCGTTGATTCTCGCGCTCCTCGGCGGTGGCGGCATCGGCGGACTGGTCGGCGCGTGGTCGAACAGCAGGAAAACCGAGGCCGATATCGACGGCATCACCGCCGACGCGGCCGACAAGGCCGTGAAGATTCTCACGGAAAGCATCATCGACCCGTTGCGTGAGCAGGTCGCTTTTCAGGAGACCCAAATCCAGCGTTTGGAGGAGGTGCAACGCAAGTATTTCAAGATCGTGGCCTATGTGCGTGGCCTGTTCCATTGGCTGCAATCGTTCTGCGAAGTGACGGAACCCGAGTTTTTGAAACGTCATCCCAAGCCATCGCTGCCGGACGAGCTTCGCCCGGACGTGGCCCCCGAAACAATCGAATCCAATAAGGAGGAACAGTAATGACCCAAATCCATATTTCCATTAGGAAGCCGAAGACGGGCGGCTTGGACCCTGTGACCGGTACGCTGCGGTTCCGCCCGGTGCGTCGTCATTTCGACGCGGAAGGGAATCTTGTCATCGCGGCCTCGTTTGACGCGGACCTGTCCGAAAGCGGCGAGCTGACGGTTGACCTGCTGCCCACGACTAGCGCGTTTGTTTGGCAGGTCATCGAGTTGGCGGACACGCCGCAGGCGTACACGCGCTACGTCGAGGTGCCGGACTCCACCCACGTGGTCGCATACGCGGACCTCGTGGAAGTGGACGCCGGCACGTTCGTCCCGAAGGATATGGCCGGCTCCCAACTGTTGAAGGTTCGCCACGCTTCCACCCAGTCGGAGGCGGAGACACTTTCCGCACAATACCCGGACGAGCTGGTGCTCTTCGACGAAACCGCCACGACCGCGAAGGCCGCTGCGGCCTTGAGCACGCTGGAGTCCATCACGGCCGAAGCTCAAACGAACGCCATGCTGGCGAAGAACGCCATGCTGAGCGCCCGGTCCTCCGCGGATTCCGCGACCGCCACCCAGTCCGACCTGAGCAGTCTCGCGTCGAACGCCAGTATGGCGGCGGCTAGCGTCGCCAACGATTCGCAGACCGTGGCCGACACCGCTTCCATGGTCGCGGCGAAGGGCGAGACGGCCATCGCCGCCATCGATTCGACGGTGCGGGCGGTCAAGGACAAGGCCGAGAGCGCTTCCGCCGAACTGCCTTCCGCCGGCACCCCTGAAGGCACCACGGAGGAAACCGGCAAGGACTCCACCGGGGAAACGCCGACCGGAACCGTGTCGGAGGAGCCCGCAGCCAAGGCCGTGAAAGCCAAGGCCAAGAAGGTTACCGTGAAGGAGGCCTGACCATGCCAGCCCTATACGCCGGCAAACGTGTCGGCAAACCGTTGATGAGAAGCCACACGTACAACGCCATGTTCAACGGCAAACTCGTATGGCCCCTCGACAAGGACACGGTCGTCTCCATCAATATCACGGATGATAAGGGCAAGCCGTTGCCCAAGTCTCTGGCCGTATCCGGCACCCTGAAACTGGGGGCGAAAGCCACGTATGCGGACGGTCATGTTGGCGACCTGCTCACCACCAATGACGTGACGTTCGCGAGCAGGGACACTTCCACCGCCACGGTTTCGGGCAACACGCTCACGTGGCGGCATGGCGGAACCATATTGGTGACGGCCACGGTCAACGGTTTCACTTCCGCCGCCGTGTCCATCAGCGCGGCCTACGCGCCCGAGTCCATTCAGGGCCCGCTCGCACTGTTCGGCGACTCGCAGCTGATCGTGGACTCGGACACGAGCCTGACCAACATGGGCCCGTACCCTTCGGGCGCGAACCCGGGCACGGCCACCAGCTGGCCGTCCGACCAGTCCAAACAGGTCGCGTCCATCACCGGCCTGAGGGTCATCGACCTGTATTACGGCGGCGCGCGCATCGCCCGCGACAAGACCGGCTGGCAGGGTGGATGGGCCATGCAGTCCAACCGTCTGGCCTCGCTCGTCAAGGCCGACGCCGCGAACACGCCGGGAGTGATCGTCATCTACGGGTTCTACAGCAACGATTTGCACGACGGCCTGACGGACACCAAGCCCGCGACCGACCTGTCGAAGATCGCCGCCGCATACAAGGCGAAGTTCGACGAGCTGAAGGCCAAGTACCCGCAGGCTCGTATTCTCTACGCGCTCCAGTGCATGTTCAGGTCCGCTGCGACTGAGGCCAAGCCGGTCATGACGGGCCTGCCGGCCGGCACCATCATGACCAACAACTTCACGGCCCTGCAATCCTCGGAACGAATCCTGTTCACCGAGACGACGCTGGGCGTGCCGGTCATCGACGCGACCGACGAAGTATGGGCGCTCGGCAGTGGGTTGACCGTCTCCGACATGATTCACCCCACCGCGGAGGGAGCCGTCAAACTCGGCCAGATCCTCGGCCGGCACATCAAACAGGCCATCCAACAGTAACGTCCTCCGTCAGACGTACACACTGTTCGAGGGCAAGGGTTTCAACGTCGCCCGCGACTGGTTCGACTGGATGCCGGACGGCGAAAAAAATGGGTACATGCACGACAAGGTCCACCCTAACGCCAAGGCAATGAATGTCGCCGCGCACAAGATCCGCGAATAGGTCAACACGCTTTCAGGGCCGAGGATTGAGGGCGAGATTCCGGCATGGAGCGAATGATTTTCATGGCATGTCGGATTGCCGCTCGTGTTCGCCGCCTCTGACCACCCGTATTAACCAAGATCAAAGCCCCGCCATGTGCGGGGCTTTTCCATAAAGGAGATGTAATGTGTTGCAAAATTTTCTAGCCGGGTTCGGGGGAGTGGGTGGCGCGTGCGCCCTCATCACCCTGCTGCTCAGGATATGGCCGGGCGCTTTGGACGCGCTGGCGACCGGATTGTATTCGCACGTGCGGCCGGAACGCCTGCCCTACGATTCGCCGCTCTCGCAGCATTTCGCAAAAACACGGCAGCTAGGCGAGCGTACTGAGAAATTCGATGGACGGTTGGACGAACTCTGCCGCGACACGATCAAAAACACGATCATCAGCCTGATCTACGGCGACCAGTCGCACGACCATTCAGAGGCCGTCAGATACGAATTGACGAAGCTTGAGAAATTGGACGCGCAATGCTGGATCATCTCGGCCGCCGAAAAATACTTGGAGGACAGGCAATGACGCATCTCATGATCGCAGGCGGCATATACCTGCTACTGCTCGCGCTCATCATCATATTCAATCATGGCGCGCACAGGCATTGATTTTCACACAGGTTTTCAAAGCCATCCCATTCCGGGATGGCTTTTCTATTGCCCCTTGACTCGGGGCGGGAAGGAGAGGATGTGGGAATCCTCAACAAAGGCAAGCCGAAACACGGACGCCTGCACCGGCGCGTGGGCGTGACGCTGTCCGCGCTCGTCGCCGCGGTCTCCATGGCGTTCGCCCCGGCGGCGATGGCCGACATGCAGGGCATCGACGTGTCCAACTGGCAGTGCGGCATCGACATCGCCAACACGCAGGCCGACTTCGTTGTCGTCGGCACCACATGGGGCACGGGGCAGGTGTATAACAACTGTCTCGTGTCCGGCGTCAACACGGACGCCAACCGCATGATCGCCCAGGCGCAGGCATCCGGCAAGAAATTCGGCCTGTATCACTACGCCATGGGAGGCAACCCGGAGGCCGAGGCCCGGTTCTTCTACACGAATACGTCGAACTATTGGCGTCACGGCATCGTGGCGTTGGATTGGGAGATGGACGACAACCCCGCATGGGGAGACTGGGATTGGGTGCGTCGATTCATGAGTGAGTGCGAACGGCTTTCGGGTGGTGTGCGCCCATTGCTGTACACCGGCCCGGTCGCCGGCACCATCCCGCAAGACATCCGCGACCGATACGGTTTGTGGATCGCCCAATACGCGAACATGAGCCCGACCGGCTATCAGGCCAATCCGTGGATGATCGGCGCGTACGGCGAGGCCATGCGCCAATACAGCGGCACCGGTGTCGTCAACACGTGGAGTCCCATCGACCTCAACATCTTCCGTGGCGAGGCATGGCAGTGGGATCTGTACGCCAACCCGGCCGGCGGCTCCACGCCACCGGCCACACCGGCCGCGCCCGCACAGCCGAGCGACCCCCAGCCCACTCCCAACACGGGTGGCATCAGCCACGTCATGCAATGGGGAGAAACCATCTGGGGACTCGCCGTCGCCTATGATGCATGGCCCCTGTCCGCATGGCATACGCCCAGCGGTGACATCAACCGCTACTACGTGGGCGACGTCGTAACCTACGGCGGCGGTTCCACCACGGCCGCGCCGTCCAACGGGGTTTCCAAGACCCTCCAGTACGGCGACACCGTGTGGGATTTCGCCACCGCGCACGGCTACAGCGTCAGCCAATGCACCGTACCCTCCGGCAACATCAACGTCTACTACCCCGGTGACGTGGTGACCTGCCGCTAAAACCAACCGATGCCGCCATTACTCCCGATGGCGGCATCACCACTATTTTTTTGATCGGAGCAAAACATGACCGACAACACGCCGGACACCCAACTCGAAGAAATCACGGAAACCGGCACGCCCAATATTCCCGACCATACGGCCACGCCGTACACTCCCGTGTTCAATGACACGGTGCGCACCGTCATCTACGTGGTCACGCTCGTCGCCTCGGTCATCGGACTCGGGTTCATGAGCTTCGGCTCCCCCGAAATCGGCGGTTTCATCAGTACCGCCGCAGGCATCATCGCCGCAGGATTCGGAGTCGCATACAACCCCGTACGCATGGCCGGCAAGTAGTCGCAGCGAATAAATACCACCGCCCCTCCCCCAGCAGTAACGCTGGACGGAGGGGCGGTTTTCGCGTATTTACGCTTTCATGGGCGGAAGATTGAAATACAATCGGGCGATTCGCTCAGCTTCGCGGTTCTCCCTCTCATTACCAAGCAACAGAAGCCAGATGGCATTCTTCCCCGCTAGAGGAATCGGAGCCTTTAGCTGCTTTATACAGCCCTGCTCTTGTAAAAACTTTGCACCACGGCTCAGTCGGTTTCGCGCTGTCCGTGTGCGGGCCATTGTTGTTTCTGCGGCAGTGTCTAAATCATGTTCCTTGGAGGCGATGACCATGCCCATACCCTCTATCATCTTGTCCCAACCCTCCCAATAACACCAGTAGGCACGGTCTTGATATACGACGGCGTTCACATCCTCTTTGTCGATTACCTTCGAGGCCATGTAGGTCATCATCGACAAAGCCAGTAGGTCTAGCGTCTGCTTGCCGTTTTCATCAGTCTTGGAGAATTTGCCTTGGCTTGCGAGAGCATATACGCGATCTACATTGCGGTAGCCCATCTGTTCCGTCAT